AGCCAATAACGGACTTGATTTATTTAAGAAAGATACATTCTTAAATATAATGGAAAACGTTTACGGATTACCTAAAGTGCTTTTCAAAAATAGATATTTTTTGACAGGGATCTCTCAGAATGATATGGAAGACTTTGAACTTGTTGCTCACAAAGCAGGTACAGAGAGATTCAGGGTAAAAAATAAAGATATTGGCTCTATTATTAGTGGGCTTAAATACTTAGATAAAAAGCTTACCGAAATCAATAAAGAAAAACTTGGTAATTACATAGATGATATTGATATTATTGACTTCAATCCTGAAGAAGTAATAACAACAAATTTGAAGAAACAAATTGGTTACAAAGGTGGTGTTACATCTGTAGAAGTGTTTGAGAATGATAACAGAGAACCATTATCTCAAGAAGATGCAGATAAAGTTTTAACAGCTCTTAATGATAAGGACTTAAGTGAAGGTGTTGGAGTAGGATTAGGAAGCGCACAAGGCGACGTTTCTTTATTTGTATTAAAAAAAGATGAAAACGGAAATATAGCTAAATATCGTATAAAGCCTCAGAATGAAGCTTTATCGAACCGTTTAATTTCACTTACAGGATTTGGCTTATGGCAAAGAGGCGATGAAAATTATAAACCTTTCTTAGATAAAATGGCTAATAAAATTAGTACACAACTCGGTGCGAATAGACAGCATGAACATGATAGAACTGCTATTTATAACACTTTTGATAGTAATGGTAATGAGCAACATTTTATGATTGTTCAACGAGCTGGTACACAAATATTAGAAGCATATCCTTGTACTCAAACAGGTGCTTTGACAAATGAAAGAGGTATAGCTATTCCTGGTGGGATAAAGAAAGGGCTTGCATACTGGAGTTCAAAGTTTAACGCTCCTGGTGAAACTGCAAAGCCTTTAACAAGTAATACTGTGAGAGGTATTCTTGACCAAGTTAATATGTTTTTAAGTACTTCAAGATAATGGAAGACAACTTTCTAGATAGATTACGCAAAGAACAGCAGATAGAAAAACTGCGTAATGAAATAAGGTTAAGAGAGCAGAATCAAAACGGGTTTGTTTTTGTTCCTAAAGAAGATGAAAATTTTCTAGACAGATTACGTAGAGAGCAAGAAGAGCGTAAGCAATATGAAGAACAGCAACAATTTGATCCAAATGTTCTTCATGAAAATTTGCGTAAGAATCCTTTCTTTACACCTCTTGATGTACGAGATAAGGAAAGTTATGATGTAGATTATGACGATCCTATATATGGTGACTTGATACGCGAAGGTAAAATTAACACCGCTGCAAACCATGATATGTGGGAAAAGATTGGTTATGAGAATCAAACTTTTGGACAACGTCTTGGGTATACAGCAGCTGGTTTAGGTATCAATGTCCTAAGTGGATTTATGAATAATTTAGCCTCCATAGATCCTACTCAGTTAGTAGACGCAGCAACAGAAGATGAAGATTCTGTTGAAGGTAATTTTCTAAATACTGTTGCAGATTTAATTAAGAAGCAGGCTGATCATTTTTATTTATTCAAAGATATGAGAACTCCAGATGCTTTTTTTAGCTGGAACAATCTCGGAGGGCAAGTACAAAATTTTGGTTATACATTAGGCATAGCAGCAGAGCAAATATTGGAAACTGTTGCTATATCTGCTTTAACAGAAGGTGCAGGACTCGCAACAGCACCAGCTCGTGTAGCGTCTGCTGTAGGTAAAATAGCGCGTTTATATTCTGCAGGTAAAAAAGGACAAGCTGCTCTTAAAATCGGCTTAAATGTGGCTAAAAATGCAGCTCTAGGTGCATGGCAAGGAGCTAGAGAAGGTATTCAGAATGCTAGAGAGATGGGTTCTGAATTATATAAAGAACTTATGGCATCTGGTAGGTATACTGAAGAAGAAGCTAAAAAGATTGCAGCAAAAGCAATCACAGAAAACTTCTATTCAGATTTAGGTCCTTTAATGTTGATTCAAGCTGCACAAACAATAGCACTTGGCGCAGGAAAACTTCGGCTTGGGAAAGCAGGTGTAGCAGCACAAGGAACTATTGCAGAGCAAAATGCGCTAGGCTCTGAACTTAGAAATATAGGACGTGGGTTTGGTGTATCTGGTACTATAGAAGGAATTTACGATCCTTTACTAAATAAGGTAAAGAATAAAGTTGTAAGGAATGCTGTTGGCTATGTAGCACAAGCTGGTTCAGAATCTCTTGAAGAAGCGTGGCAAACAGGTGTAAATAAACATGTTGGTTTCAAATACAGATTTGATAACGGACTAGCCTCCTATGATGAATACTCAGATGTGATCTGGGGTGATGGAGAAATGGTTCAATCTATGGTAGGTGGTGCACTTGGTGGACTCATATTTGCAGGTGCTGCACATGTTCGTAGAGGTATAGATAAACGAAGAAATGATAAGAGAATACGCGAAATAAATCGTGTTATTGAAAATACTACTAATAAAACAATACAAGCTGTTATTGATTTTAATGACATGGCAGCTGACATGACGCAAGAAGAACGTGAAGCTCTAATGCCAATCCTCTTAGGCAAGACTACATGGGAAGCTATGCACGCTGCTATGCAAATAGATGCGATACGAGGAGATAATAGCGCTTTTGATGCTCATATTTCGTTATTTAATAGTGCTTTGGAAGCTGCTCGTAATAACGACAGAGAAAAGCTTAAAGCATTAGGACTTGAGAATGTAGACAATCAATTTATACTTGATCATTTTGAAAAGCAAATAGAGATTGCTAAGCGTACTTACGAGAATTTCTCTAATGCTTATAACAAATATCGGAATCAAGATTTGGCTATGTATTTAGCTCAGAGGAAGTTTGATATTGAACAACTGCGTATGCGAGAAGGGTTAAATGCAGATTTTCTAGCTGATTATAGAGAGCAAGTTACGGCTAATCTGTCTGATGAAGATAAAGCTGCATTTGCCCATCTTAGTAATTTAACAGAGCAACAGCAACGTGTAACGACTCTTGAAAACTACATCAATTCTAAAGAATTCAGTAACCTCGATAAAGAACAACAAGAAGCTGTTCAGAAACTTTATGAACAGAACAAAAAACAGCTTGAAGATTTACAGAACAGTAATGTAGATACAAGTAATGTTCAACATTTAGTAACTATCAGTAAAGATGTACAAGACGCGATGATCAATCGCGTAAACTTTGACATCCAAGTTGTACAGATACAAGCTGAGCACAATAAATGGGACAGTTATGATAAAGTACAGTCTTTTATAGAATATCGTATTCGTCAAGCCATAGCAGCTTCTACTAAAAGTGAAGACCTTATTGCATTACGTAAGAGGATAAAACGGGAGCGGATACATCTTTCCTCTGTTGAAATGCGAGAGTTGGACAAAAAGATTAGCGATGCTTTAGAAAGAGAAAAACAAGCTGCGCAAGCACCACAGAATAATACACAGGGTAATAATCAAACACAGACTCAGAACAATAACCAAGTGCAAGCTCAGAATAATAGTCAAACACAAGCAAATACAAATGTTTCACAAGCTCAGAGCACACCTCTACAGAATTCAAATTCAGTGCAGGCTCAAAATCAGTTACAGTCTACAGTTACTACAGTTTCTTCTACGCAACAATCTCAGGCTGTTAATGTCATAAGTACTCCAGCTCAATCTCAGACAGCTAATACACAAACACAATCTCCTTTTGAAAGTATTACTCAAGATGAAAATTGGTTGCGTAAAATTGAAGAATATGACAGTTTATTACATAGCGTAAACCCATTAACACCTGATGAGAAGAAAAGAAAAGCTAATTTAAGAAAAGCATTAAGACGTAAAGGTTTTCTTGATAAATACAATCAACTTGTGGCACAGCCGAGTAATTCTCAAACAGAACAAATAGAGAATGACAGAGAAAAGGCTCGTCAGCAAGTCGCTGATGAACTTATTGCTGTCATGACTCAAGCACAGTCTGAAGCTAATCAAGGAGTAACAATAGTTGATGATGAAGAACTTCCTTTTGCAGAAGAAAGTGTACAAGCAGCAAGATCTTCGCAAGATGAAAACTCTCCTTATTTTGTAGTTTCTGATCAGAATCTTATGTTCTCTCAATCTTATGATGAGTATGCAGAATCTTTTCATAAACATAATGCACAGGCTGCTTTCAACGATGAGTCAAAAGCTGTCTTAAATAGGGCTGTTCAATTAGTACAAGAAGAACTAGGACATGAACCTAGTTTTCAAGAGGTTGTAGAATTTCTTATTTCTCATACGAAAAATAAAGAGAGATTGAAATTTGTCTTTATGACTTTACAACATGCTTGGGAAATTAGCGGACGTACACCATCTAATTATAAACAAGTCTTTGAACAATATTTTTCAACGGCACAAGATATAGTAGATGATCTTGCTAGACTTACAGAGGAACATTTGAGCAATACTCTAAACGGTACTACAGAAACTGCTACTGAAGTTCATTCAGAGGAAAAACCAGTAGAAGCACCAACGCAAGCTACTGAAGTTAGAGAAGAATCTCATTCTGTAGAAGAAACAGAAGTTTCTCCACAGCCCAATGGTACTGCTATTATGAGAACGGTTAGTACTGTTCCTAAAGTACATTTAGACACGGTAGAATCTACTGTTGAAGATGAAGTCTTAGTAGACAGTACAGAAAACCGTGTTAATGACGTAAAGTTAAATGAAGAGTATGGTATTGATTTATCAGAGGTGCTTCCACAAGATAAGTTAAATCCAGGTACTATAGTTCGTGCTGTAGTGCCTGAAAATTATATGGATTTAACTACACCGATATATAATCCTAATACAGGCGAGTTTGTCAGAACTGTTAAGTTCAAAGATTTTATTACAGTTTACAATTCATTGTTCAGAACAAACATCGATGAAAATTCTCAAGAATACATTGATGTTATTCCGATGGTTTATCAGAATGAACAAGGTCAGAACGTTGGTATTGTAAAAACTGTTGGTTGGTATAACACAAATAACGTTGGTTATGAAAGTGATGCTGTAACGCAACAACAAGTTATCCAAGAAGCACAGAATAATACAAGAGAGTTAAGAACTAAAGCTTTTACTAATGGTAAAAGTGGACTGAAGTTGACTGTTATCGAAAAATCTAGCGGTCATATTCAAAGAACACGTGATGGTCAACAGAAGCCTTTAAGTGAAATAGCACCTCATTCTAAATTAGCTGTTGTACGTTCTGTAGGTGTATTTGAAGGTGCTAATGGTAACGTAAACAAAGAAGGTCAAACAGCAGTTGTTGCTGATGAAGCTGCTGATAAAGTTGGCACTGTAGTAGAAGTTCGGGAAGGTGTAAATACAAGTGAAAATTTGGTTCTGCGTTGTACGCCACAGCCTGTAGGTAAATCTCAACTAGATTCAATAAGGCATGCTTTAATGGCATATTTGATGCATGCAAGATACCAAACTAATACTGGGAGTACTTTCTTATCTGCAGAAATAATGCAGAGAGTATTTGGAGAGGATTATACTACTGCAATGCAAATAACTGCTAACATGCAAGAGAGGTCTCAAGGGACTAATGGTAGACTTAATTTTGCTAATTACACAGATCTAAATCGTTACGTAAGTGCTTTTGTTTATCTTCAGACAACGTCTATTGAAGACTTTTTCAATAATCCCAGAATTGCTAATGGTACTTTATTTTTCTCTATAGAAAAAGGTACTATTACTATTGGTATCAAAGGGGTGTCAGAGCAGTTTGCTAATCAATACGGATTGGTTAAGCATCCAAACTTTCAAGATAGTTACTATCTGAAATTCAACCAATTTACTTACAGTGATATTTACAATGATCCTTCATTGAGTAGTTTGTCAGAAGCTGAAAAAGAGGTTCAGGCAGGTAATATTTTCATGAATAAGTTTGAAAATATGATGTCTTTTCTGACGAATCAAGCTCCGAGAGTAAACACTTCTTTAGCAATGTTAAGAGGTGACTATTCTTTCGCTTTAATTAGTGAGGATGGAGTTGTACAAAATAAACAAGACTATGAACAATTTCAAAAAGAATTCTATACTTCAAATGTGCTAGAAGAGGAATTAGGTAATGGTACACATACATCTTTATTTAATCCAGCAATTTATGTAGCAGAATTAGGAAATGAAGATCAAGCTCGTGAAACTAGAGAAACAGAAAGGCAAACGTCAATACCTCAACGTGCTCTTAGAAATATTGCAGCTAAGTTAGTAGCTAATAAAGAGTTAACTCCTACAGAGCAAACAATATACGAAGAACATAAAGAACGTGTAGAAAGACTTCGTGCTAAATGGTCTGCAGAAAATCAAGTAGTAACTCATACTGCTCCACAGCAAGTAGCACAATCCGTTTCTCGAGTAGAGAAAAATGAGGAAGTACGAGAAGAGAAAGAAGCTTTAGCTAAAGATAAGCAAGAAGCCATACGAAAAAGAAAAGAGAAACTTAATTCGATAGCTTTAACAGATGGTCAACAAGAAATAACTTATAATGATATAATAAAACTGTTTGGAATTAAGGGCAAAGGGAAAGCGAAAATTATAGACACAATATTAAGTTTACCACCTGCAGATCTCAAGTTGTTGTACAAAGTTTTTGAGAAAGGCAATCTAACTAGTGAACAACTCAATAATTTATTAGGTGCTGATTCTTTCACACAATTCACGGCTCTTAGTAAGGAGTTAAGTTTCTTAGAAGAGTTTGCTGAAGCTAATGATGTGGATTTGTTAGTAGCAAATTTGACCCGTTTAAGTAAATCTTCTGTAACAAGTCTTGCAAGAACTTTGATTTTTTCAAAGAAAAATCCTGCTAAATATTTACAGGATTTGATGACAAAACTCTGGTCTGTAGAAAATCAAACTGAAGATTATAAGAAAGCTTTAGCAGAGTTTGAAAGTGTTATAAATGAGTTAAGCAATTTGTATCCTGTACAAAATAAAAATCTGCGTGCTGTTATTCGTGAGTTGCAATGTAGTAAAGTAGGTCTTAGAACAAATACAGAAAACGTAACTCAAGAAGAAGAAACTTCTACTACTGCTGCCAATGAATTAAATCGTTCTGATATAGCAACTCTGATTATTCAATATCTATCTACTACACATCTCGATATACATGATACTGTAACAGGACTCATTGAAGCTTTATTATCACAGAATTTAATAGTAGATACTTCTGTAAGAATTGACAGTTTACTTACTCGTGTAAACCCCTCTGGTAGTATGGGACAACTTTCTCGTGTCGAGATAGAAAAATTAGGGCGTTCTTTTGCTCAGATGTATTTATCTAAACAGACTGAAGAAACACTGCGTAAGCTACCAAAAGAAGCAGTAGCACAACAAATAGGGCTTCTTGTTAGGGAGCATTTAACTAATACAAAAAAGAAGCTGTTAGAGCTTGCAGCAAATGCCAATAAAATTGCAGCAGAAGATACGGAACATGCAGAAGCTTGGCTCAGAGCTTCTACGCAAATTACAGAAGAACTCGTAGGATCTATAGATAATGCTTTGAAAGATGTTATTGAACAAAGTATTGCTGATGTAGAGACTTTTCTTGGAATAGATTTAAGTACAGAATTAACAGATGAAGACACTACTTTAGAAGAAGTTAATGCTTTTCTAGATGAAGATCTAGAGCAAGCTTTGAATGTAAGAGACTATAGCAAGTCTTCATTGGAGACAAATCACCGTCGTGGTATGCCTATCGCATTAAGGCTTGCTCTTTCTACCGTTGCTGTACTAGATGAAAATGGGCAACCAAAAGAAGGCTTATTCGGAACTCAAGAATATGTTCCTGTGGATACTGTCATAACTGCTATTGAAGAGGCTATTAGCTCAGAAGCTGATATAGAATCTGATATTAAAAAGCTTTTAGAGAGAATGGAACAGAAGGTTGGGCAGTATCCATTTTTACGTACTGTTATTGATAATGTAAATCGGGAGTCTCAACAATTCCAAAACATGTTTACTTATCAATTTGCAAAGCATATTTTAACAGTGAAGATGGTTTTGGCTGTGAAAAATGCTGATGGCACTATCACTTATAATACAATTGATGCTAATGGTGTGAGAATTAGCCAAATGATTGCACAAGCTTGGTCTCAACAAATGCGCAACTCTAATCTTTGGTATGCAGATATAAACGGAGATATACGTTTTAATAAAGAAAAGGGCAAGGAATTGTTAGATAGGATGAGAGCTTTCCAAGATGCTGTTAATAAAGCTATTCAAGAGCATCGAAATAAGCCTCGAGGAACTGCTTTTGTTATCTCTGAACAAATAGATTTAGAAGAACTTAGAGATATTTTCTTAGATTTAGGTATAGACTTAAATACAAAGACTTTAGAAAACATATTATTATTTGGTTTACCAAATAGTAAAAACAAGCAAACAGTTGACGGACTAAATAGTGTTCTTAATTTCTTTAGAAATAAGAAAGGAAGTCTGTTTGCTAGCTTAGAAGATTTTGTAGAAAAAAATGTAAACAAATCTGGAGAAGTACTTCTTTTAGAAAACACAGATACAGATCCGACTTATAATATAAGCGGTCTTCTACGTAAGTTTTCTCAAGTAGAAGGTCAGTATCGCGAAGTTATGAGAACACGATCTTTTAGAGATGGTGATAAAACTTTTAATGGTTTCACTAACTCTATGATGGCGCATGATCTTCTATACAAGCTCTTAAACACACAGGACAAAACCATGCTAAAACAATATTTAAGCATGGCGTTTACAAAAAATTCTATGGTTCTGCAGATTGTTGATCAGAACCCAGAATTGGCAAGGAACATCGCGATAGAACACGTGGCTAATACAGCATTTAAGAAAGATAAAAGTCGTAGTGGAGCAAACGGAAATATTGCACAATTGACTAATGCAGATAAACTCCTATATCAATTTGGTTTGTTTCATTCAGATAAATTGTCTGCTATAAGTTTGAATGGTAAAACGCCAACGTTTATGGGCTTTGTTCTTAAAATGGGTCGTATAATGTTTCCAACATTGTCCGATAAAAGCACATCACTTATTTTCAACAGCTTTGCTGTAGAACTAGAAAATTCTGATTTCGAGATAGATAAATCTGGGGAAGTATCTGTCAGACGAAATGACAAAAGAAACATTCATGAACTGTTGTTCAGTCAAGTAGTGCAGCCTGAGTTATCGCGTATTATACAGTTTGCTATGCATCGTAAAAATGGTAAAGCTGTTAATTGTGATGGGCTTAATGATGGTAGTAGAATTTTTTATATGCTACCTGCTTTGAACAACATTATGGTAACTCAGCAGAATGGTGAGTCTATTCGTTTTATTGAAGCTTTAGATCAGTATGGAGAACAAATTCCTGAAGATTTGATGCGTCAATTTAAGGAGCAATCTTATGATGTGATTGATAATTATATGCGAGCAGAAGTTGCTAGAAAAATTGCTCTTTTGCAAGAAAACGGAACATTGCAATTAACTGCTGGTGTAGATGCTGCAGGTAAAAGTACTTCACCACACCTAGATTTAGATAAAGCATATAAAGACAAATTTGAAGTTACTAATTCAGAAGTCACAGATCCAGCAGCTAAGCTGATAGCACAGGCGCAGTTGCTAGCTTACGATTTGACTATCAATGAAATGATTGGCATTGCTAATCAGAATATGATGATAGTTGGTGACCTCGCTCTATTTAGTAAAGAAAAACTAGGAAAGAATTTTGATGGCTCTATTTATAATCCTACGCAGGCAAATTCCTATGAAAACTTTGTAAGAACTACTGAATCTAATTTAGGTAAACGTTTGGCGCAATTGGTAGCACCTGGAATTAGATTGGCGAATTGTGAAACACCTGCTTTTAAGCACTATTATCAAGTTGTTCTACAAGACAGAATTGCTGTTTCCGACAACTATGGTTATATAACAGAGATTTTCTATGGTAAAGAAGCTCGCAAATACGCAGAAGAGCAACTAGACAAGTTTTATAAAAGTATAGATCCTGCTGAACAGAGAGATATTCTCAGTAATTTAAGTGAAAAATATCCTAAGATAGCACCATATTTAGAGAATGCAGAAACTGATGCACAAGAATATACTACAGCAATAGAGCATGTAGAAATTCTCTTTAGACAAGGTAGAATGTCTGATGATGTATACCAGTCTTGTATCAAAAAATTACGGTTGCAAACTCGTTGGGAAATACAAAATCCAAATCAACCTATACCACAAAAGCTTTTACTAACTCAAGAAGAGCTTAAATCAGTGCTACAGCCTATTAAACCTGTTTATAATGGAGTTGTGGTAGATAATGATTTAGGTGTTGCGCGTACTATGTATGTAAAAACATCTTCTTATCCTCTTATACCTCAACTTACAGCAGGTTTAGAAATCAACAAGCTACGACTTGCATTAGAAAAGATGCAGTTTGAAACAAACAGATATGTAAGAGCAGCATATCATTCAGGAGTTAAAGTAGGCGCAACAAAGTCTAAGATAAAGATTTGGAATGAAAACGGCACATTTAATGAAGAAGTAACTACTGAAAAATTACTTGCGTCTGCTGTATTATTAGATCGAAGTTTCTTTAGAATACAGCAAGATATCCCTTATGAAGGACACACAGAAGTTGCGCTTATGACTCAAATGAAGAAACTGTTATTTGGTAATGGAATAACAGAAATAACTGATTTTGAGTATGATGGAAAAAAGTTGACAGGACGTGAACTTTATAATTTATTCAATGAAATAAATAAGGAAATGATAGAGTTACGTAAATCGGAACTCTATAATGAACTTGGTTTGGATGAACACGGAGAGTTAAAGCCTGAAAACATAGAGAAGTTTGGTAAAGCCCTAGAAAAGATACTACAGGCAGAAGCATTGACTCGTGGATTTACAGAACAGGAAGTTACAGGGCTTAAAATTAAGTTTGTACAAGAAAGAGTAAAAGACGCTAATGGTAAAGAGCGATTAGTCATAAAAGACGTTGTATTGAATATGCCACTATTCTTTGCTTCAAATCATCAGAGAATAGAAACTATGATGCAAGCTATAGTAACTTCTAGAGTCATTAACCAAAAGTTGCCTGGATACTCATTTATCGCAGCTTCAGAAGCAGGTTATCGGGTTGATGATAATGTGGGGAATTTAAGCGCAAATCAACAAAGTAGAATTATCTACACGGATTCTTTTGATGGTGAATTACATGGTGTACAAGAGAATGAAAATCAAACTAAACCTACACGATTACGATCTCCTAAGAGAAGTATACCATATAATGGTGCAGTGGTTGAGGTAGATGGTCATAGATATATTTATAGCAAATATACAAGAGGACAACATGAGGTTATTGACTTAGAGTCCAATAAATTAGTTCGTTTAGAGAAGTCAACTTCTTTCACTGTTGTTGGAGAGTATCAAGTTGCTTCTCTAAAAGATCGCAGCTATGTTATCACCGACTCAGATCAGATTATAGATCTTGTTTCTCGTGCTGTGCTTGAGCCTAAAGCTTTCTCTCAGAAAGAGAGAAATATACTTTTTTCTCAGGTTGAAAGAATACCTAAGAATTGGAAACCGAAAACGGGTGTTAGAAAAGTTCAAGTGTTATTGCCATCGAAATTCAGGAATGAAAAAGGAGAACTTATTTCTTTTTTCAATGACGATAAAACACCTAATGAAAAATATGTTACTGTAGACAAAGAAGGAAGACTTCGACTTAAGAAGGGTATGATAGAAGAGGAACTTCTTTCTCAGATTATGTGTCGTATTCCCACTGGTTCACACGTATCTATGTGTGCTATGGAAGTTGTAGGATTTTTGCCTCCTGAATGCGGTGATTTAGTGATATTACCTAAAGGCTTAACTACACAAAAAGGTCTTGATTTTGATATTGACAAAGAGCACACTTATCAACTACATACTTATGTAGAGCCAGAGACTGGGAAAATTCGAGTTTATAGAGGTACGGAAAGAAGAAAAGTTCTTGAGAATGAATTTATTAGAATACATAAAGCAATTCTGTCTTCTACTAATCCAGAAGTTCAGCGCAAAATCCTAAAACCTCTTTCTATAGCTTTTGCAAAAGAGCAGGCTTCTGAAATAGAGAAAAAACTCTCTCAAAACCTGCAAAATCAAGAAGAAGGTTATTCTGTACTAAGTAGTACTCTCCAAGCAAGAAAACTCGAAAACGGGGCTATTGGACGCGTTGCTATCGGTATTTATGCTAATGGTTTAACACTGAATGGTCAGATACAAATAGCAAGAGAACCTATTCAGTTTATGGCAAGAGAGGAAAATCAAGATGGTGAAAAAGAAAATAAGCCTATTACTTTACGATTTGGACAAATTGTATCCGACGGGAAATTGGGCAGATTAAATGCAATAGAGCATGATGTTTCAGGTACAACTCGTACAATTAGTGAAATTCTAGATGAGGCTCTTAACTTAGCTACAGATAACGCGAAAGAAGAAGCATTAACTAAATTAGGTGTAACTCTTGAGACAATCAATGCTCATGTAATGACAATTTTATTGGGCTTTGATAAATGTCTAGTAACAACAGACAAAGGTAGACAAGAGATGTCTATACCGTTTATGCTTTTGAATCAACCAATTATCAAAAGATTAGTTGAGTATAGAAAAGCTAATAACGCTGTTATGTCAACAGCATTAACGGACGAACAAATTCTCCAGAAACTTACAGATGAATTTAGTATTTCTATCTCTGCAGAGACTTTGAATTCTGGTAATTATGTAGTAGAGACACAGAGAGATGGTTTTGGAAATAATCTAGAAGGTCAAAATCTCTATGACAATATCGGCTCTTCTACGCCATCTCAGAAAACACAGGAAGAAGCTTTGATTATGTTCTTGGCTTTAGAACAGCTTTCTGATAGAATGAGATCTATCAATAAGATTTCTGGTATAGAGAGTAAAGGTCTTGGTAAAACTTATTGGGATTATAGAGAGAAAAAAGAGATTTACAACAACTTTTATGATATAGAGACTTCAGGTGATGTTGTTGTACCTGGTATACATCAATTGCTATTTAGAGTTGAAACCTATACAGACTCTCATGGAAATGAAAAGAAAAAATTCATTCCGAACACACCTCTAGGTTATTTGCTACAAAATGGCTTTGAAGCTTTAGAGGGTGTGTATGCAAATCTGTTGCCTTATGAAAATAGCGTTATTCGGAAAATGTTCAATGCTGTTGCAGAGATGTCCACAGCCTCTTCTAAATTTATGCAAGCTCGAGTTATGGAACAAGCACATAATGCATTGAAGCAATTTGTGAATTCTATTGATAATATAGGTTTATGGAACAACTCTCAGGTAGCACGTCGCGATTTGTTTTTTGAATACAATGAGAATAATTCAGATGGTAGTCTTGTAAGGCATCAATCTCTTGCAGGATATTTGTCCAGTATCTTACAATCTAATACGCATCTTGCAGAAGTGCTTTCTAAAAATGCGTTCTTGCAACGTTTAAGTTTCGATGTAAGTTTGCAGCATGTAACTGCTTTGAGCAATATTTCTACTATTGCATTCTCTTCAGGGTTAGGCTCAGAATTGAATGAAAGTTATATATCGCAAGCAATAGAAGATTTATATGACAATGATTATGAGTTACCAACAAAGAATGGTAAACCTTATACAAGTAGGCAGTTAATCAACGACTTATTAGCTTATTCGCTTCTAAGTGGAGACACCAATGGCGTTACTTCTTTCATGAAATATATACCTTCTCGCATTCTTGAACAAACTGACTATTACAAAATATATGACACTCTTAACAACCAGTCTGATGAAAAATTGAATTCATACAGTAGACTTATAAGAGGAGATCAAAAAAATGGTGTAAATCCTTTTGTAGTACAGTTTTTCCAGCACAACCCACATTTATTGCCTGCGATACCGTATGCAAAGCTTTTGGAAGTTATGTCTAAGTATACTAGCTCAAGGATGCAAGACGGAGAATTTTCAAAAGGGTTTAATGATATTGTAGAATTTACTGTACCATCACGTTGGCTTAGCAACTTCACAGAGAAAGATACACCTTCTATGATTGTTATAGAGTTTGAAAGAAGTGGGAAACCAGTGCGTAATATATTTCTTTTAGAAGATATTGTTGGTAAAGGTAGTAACGAACAATGTGTTTTCAAACGAGTGCCTACGTTAGGTACACAAGGTATGTCTGAATACAATCAGACAGCAGTACGTGAAGGAGTAATAGCTCAGTCTAATCTTGAAGGGAATAATCCTGAGCCTGCAGTTCAAGCAGAAGCCACATCTGAACAAGTAACTCGTGATGAAAGAGTAGATGAGTTTGGACTTCTTAACAAAGAAGTTTCTCTATCACAAGTGTTTATGAATATACTCTCTAAACTAGACAAGAAAAATCCTTTAAGACCTGTAATTCAGTTCCTTGTAAATAATCAGTACTTAAGCACTACAACAAAAATTGAGGTTGTAGAAGAGAGTGAATGGGGTAATATTCCTGAGAGAGTTAATACCGCAGGATATTACGACAACAAAAACAATACTATTTATGTTAGGTCTAAATTTCTACAGGATGGTATGCAAAATAGACTTGCTAAGTTGATTACACATGAGATGTTACATGCTATCACCAGTAAGTTTATCAATGACTATGTTACAATTGTTAATGAACAATACGTAGTTAAGCAAGGAGCTCCCAAAAGTATTACAAGCTTGTTAAATGTATATTCAGAAGTTAGAAGACGATTTGCAGATAAAATTATAGAGTATAGACAAGGAGATAAACAAGCTTCTAGAGGAAGTTTCGCAGTTGGATATGGCACATTAAATTTGCACGAGTTTATTACAGCAGCTTTAACAGAGCCAGATTTTCAAAAGTTGTTGGCTGAAGTTGAATACAAATCATCGGGTAAGAGTTTTTGGGAAAAATTTGTAGATATTATTCAGGAAATTTTTGATTTCCTCAACGTTTCACAAGAAAATAGTTTGTCTGCATTCTCTATTAGTGCTGCTTTGAAAGTAGTACGAGATGCTAGTAATAATCAAAGCAATACTCGTCTAACATTTGAAAATGGTGTTATACATGGAAGTATTGATTATGAATTATTACAAGCGCAGTCAGATGTAAACGAAGTAGGTATTCCAACAGAAGAATTTGAAGAAAACAAACCTGTTGAGCAATTAACAACTCAAGAAAAAGAAGACATTACATTTAGTATCAGATGTTAGCGTGTAGTACAAGATCTCAAGTTTATGATCTGTTACGCAATCAAGGCTTAATAGATCAGTTTCAACAGTTCCCAAACTATCAATGGGTTGAAATATCGAAACAGGAACAAGCAATCCTTGATGAGATTGACAAACTCTATCCAAACAAAAGAACATTTAATTCTTTGTTTGAAACACACCCTTTAAGAGTTGAAAATAACACTGTCATTAACATGTTGACAATGTCGCGTAATGCAGTTGTGTTTTTTAACACAGTCGTTGGTGCTAATGATCCAATACTTACTTACGAGCAAGAAAGACGTTTAGTCATACAGGTGAATAACAACATTATTCAAAATGGGGCTACACAACAGCAACAGGTTCCTGTACAACAGTCAGCTCAAGCTCCTCTGCCGAGTAATTTAAGAATGCATTATAATGATTTAATAGCACGTACTAACATGCTAATAAATCAGGCAGAATTACAGTTACAACGCATAGAAAGAGAAATTGCGAAACACCCTAATGATAAACGACTCTATGCAGAGTTAATACGTAAAAGAGCCCTGTTAAAAGAACGTCTTAATGGTAATTACCAAAAGAATATAAAAGGACTTTATGCGCTACGAAAAGAATTAAAATCAGGTACACCAGAACTTGTTACTCTGCAACATTATTTTGAAATGGATATGCTTCGAGTACAACAATTGTTATCGGATGGTAGCAATGAAGATCTTGTAGAAGCTAAACGTATCTTGGATTTCTATAAAGAGTTGGGTGTTTTCGATATAAATAAAGGAAGCCACATCTTATTTGAAAATGATGAGGTGTTTGGTCCTTTAGGTAATGTAATACTAGATCCTGTGGTGCAAGATTTTTGTAAGAAATTAGCATCTCAAGCTGAGAAGTATAATGTGTTCATTGATAAGGTTATGCGTGAACGTGTAAAGAATTTGGTACTTAATGATAAGCGAGTTCAACGCATGTATAAACCATCTAATATGTCTCAGCAAGAAATCAATGAATGGCTTTTTGCTACAAGTAAAGGTTTGCCTGATATAAGCTTCTTGGATTCTCTGATTATGGATACTACTAACGGAATAATGTCCAAAGGTCACATTATTCCTCAAATGATGATGCTTCATTTAACAGAATCTGTAGACGAAAAAAGTAAAGAAGCAGCTATTCTTAATAGAAGGCTTGATTCATTGAAGCCACAAGTAGAAGAAGAATTACGTAAAATGGGATATAGTATTAACTTCTTGACAGCAAAAGGTGTTTCTTATGATATATTCCGACAGAAAGATAAGAATGGTAATTACCGAGATGGTTTATGTGATAGATTTACTCAAGATTGGCTAGAAAAACGAGAAGAAATAGAGAAGACTTTTGCGGAGACTATGGCATTAGCTTTCAAAGAGACGGATCTTCGTAGAAAGAAAAGACTTATTGCTAAAGCTCATAATGAAAGAGCACAAAAACTTCGAGAAAATTCTGTAGTAATGCGTCCTGCTGTTCTTGAAGAGATAATTTCAGATCCAGAATTTGCTTCTTTGAAGAGATTTTTTGGTCAGCCTGATGCAAAACATAGGCAAGAACTGATAGATCTTTTAGGAGATAGGGGCTATGCAGAATATATAGAGAAACAAAAAGAGATTATCCGAAGTTACATTGCACAAAGTGAAGTTGAGCTTGATCGCTTATTTGCCGAAGAACAAGTAGATAATTTTTATAATTTAACAAAACCATTACAAGATCAATACAAATTGTGGGAACAGAATTATAACCCTTTTATAGCTGCAGAGAATTTCTACAATGGTGTTGTTCCAAGTATTGGCAATGTAACTGCTTATTCTGCTAACGAAAACAACGTTTTTATACCTAGAAAATATAAAGTAAAACTTAGTACAAGCAACGGAGTACTTTCTTATACTAACACTACAGAACAAACTGATTTTTACGATCAGAATTTTGAAGTCATTGAAAAGAATGATGTGCTAAGAGAATTTCACTCTTTAACAAAAGAGATATTGCAGAGTCTTTATAACTATTTACCACCTGATCAGCAAGATAAATTAGGAGAAAATGCTATTCCAGCACTACAGAAAAACTTAGTAAGTATTTTAATGGATCCAACTATTCACGGCTTAGCTAAGCTCTCGGAAGCATTTAGATACTTACTTTATAAGTTGAAAAGTCTCTTTGCAGAGGAATTCATAGATGATATTAGTTATGCTCACATAGATCCTATTACTCATAAAGAAATGTATCAAGTGAGTACTTCTTGGTTAAAAACCAATCGTGGTAAGATTAAAGATAGAACCATGATTGAGTTAATTAAGATTAGAGAATTCGCTAAAAATAATTCTGCGCTATCTAATTTCGCACATGTAGATTTACATAATGTGCCTAATGAGGTTATTGTTTTATTAGCACAAAATTTAGGCTGTGAACCTACTGTAAATGCTATTCAGAATAGGTTGCCTAATAGCAATATAAACGATTTTAATATCGAAAAAGAATTGCGTGCAGCAATAACACATCAAATAGTAGCAGAGAATACTTTCGATTTGCCTAAGATTCTGAAATTGTATAATCACTTGGGAGCAGTATACGCAGCTCGGCAAGAAGCTTTGCCGATACTTAATACAATGAAATACTACTACGACAATATTAAGAAAGCTACACCTACTTCTGATGGTAGAGCACGTTTAAGTCGTAGAAGGTTAAATCCTGACGGATCTCCATCTGCATTATTGGAAGACAATAGGCATAATGCACAACAACAAATGGAGTCTTGGTTTCAAAGATCTGTATTGGGAAATTATAATTCAAAAATTGAGTTCGGAGATACTCGTTTGAGAAATGTAAGAGATAAAGATTTTGGACGCATTCTGTCTAGAGAGGAGAAAAAATTCATTCGAGAAACAGATGAGGCTATAGCAGTATTGCAACATACAGTAGATACCTCTAATAACCCAAATGAAATAAAGAAAGCCCAAGCCGAGATTGACTATTTGACGCTTAAAAGAGACCAAATAGGACGTAAAGTAAGCGTGACAGCAATCTTTGATTCTATCATGAAATTTACGCGTTTTAAGGCACTTGGCTATAACTATAAATCTGGCTTGACTAACTATTTTGAAGGTCAAATGGGAAATATGTTAGCAGGCGCATCTGGGCTATATTTTTCACCAGAAAATCTCTATAGAGCTAATAACATAGTACGCCAATCTACAATTAAGTTTCTAACTTTTGGTAAAGGTGTTCCTAGAGATGCGAAGAAGCTTCGCATTTTAATGGATAGGTTTAATGTGTTACAAGATGCGACTAATGAACTACAGAAGGCATCTAACAAGTCTCCTTTACAAGGCGCAGCCAATGTAACAGAGCCTTTTGAGATGACTCGTAAAGTAGAATACAAAAACCAGTCTCCCGTTATGTTGGCAATACTCTTTGATCAGAAGATTAAAGATGTCAATGGTGCTAATGAAGTCACTGTTTGGGATGCTATGGATGATGAAGGAAATCTGTTACCTGAATATAGAACAGATGAAAATATTGCTACTTGGGAATTGTGTAAAACAGACGAATATCGTGAATTTGCTAGTAAAGTCACAAAGACTATTGTAAATATACATGGTGATTATCATGAATTGCGAGGTATGATGGCATCAGAATATATGACAGGTAAAGCATTATTGATGTTTAAGCGTTGGATGCCTAGATACTTTTATAATAGATTTGCTACAGAACAAGATGATATTGAAGCAGGGATCAAAGGTTTCAAAGGACGCTATAGATCAGCAACAAAAGGCACTGCAACATTTGGTATTGGTTTAGCTGGTATGATAGCATTTGGACCTATTGGATTAGCTGCTGGTGCTGGTGTAGGATATTTAATGGGCAAGTTTTTTGGTGTAAAAACAGACCTAAATATTATACAAGATTTACTTTACAATGCTCGTGGCATCTTAAAAGCAGGTGCACGTATAGCAATCAATAGTACACCGATAGCGAGCGGTAATAGAATACGTCAAGAAACAGATGTTGAACTCACAGATAAATTTGGTGGAGAATTTGATAATATAGACGCTGCTAATTTCAGAGCTAATATGACAGAGATTGCATTGCTTATGACTTTAGTGGCTTTGAAAATTATCGTAAAAGCAGCGCTTGTCTCTGCAGATGATGACGAGGATGAAAATGAATTGTTGAATAAAACGGGAATGATCGCTGTAAACCAAATGATGCAGATGTCTGCTCAAATTCAAACTTCTTTAAGTCCACAAGCTTTATATAAAGGTACAGTAGCATCTGTGCCTGTTTTTGAGCAGATTGGGAACATGATCAATATGGTGGGTGCTGTTAACAAGGCTTTACACGGTGAAGACACTTTGAAATCTGGTGTACATGCAGGCGAAAGTAATTTAGCTAATACTACGAAAAGGGTATTCTTTCCGTTTACCTCAAGATTAGAAGCAACAGGTTCTAAACAACTTGATACAGATTACTTTGACGAGTTAGATATATCTAAAACAGATAAACAGATCTATACTGCAAAAGTTAAGGCTTTGAAAGAGGATTACCGCAGTACATTAGCAAATCGGAATGTCAAAGAGAATGATATAGAGAAAGCTGTAAGAAATCGCTTCAGAGCTAAGAAAAAAGACGAAACTTATGAGCAGTACTATAATCGTGTCTCTGGGCAAGTATATGACCCATTTAAGCCTAAAAAACGTGAAAACAAGAAAAAGAAAAGAGGCGAGTAAGACAAAAAAAAACACCCCTACACTCATAACAAGTGTAGAGGCGCAACTAAAAATAAAAGAACATGAACGAATACAGTAGCTCAGACAGGACTCGAACCTGTAATTAAGCTTTAGAAGAGCTTTGTTATATCCACTTTAACTACTAAGCTAAAAACCTGCCAGACAAAACTCGTTTGTAGCAGGTAAACACTTATACATGAGAATTCAATCACAAAGATAATACTTTAATCTTCTTCTACGATCTCATCTGATTCAAAGATATTCACTTTTATCGTAAAACGATCTGCGAAAATAATCCAGAGTTGATCTACATATATGTCTATAGATACAAAATTTCCGAAGGAAATCCCAAAAGCATTATTAAGAAAATTTTTCAAGCGGTTTGCAATACGTTCCATACCACTACGCTGATCTGCAAAAGTGTTTGTAAAAAATTGAAAATCAGCATTTCCGATGCATTGTGTATCTGCATCTGCTTCTTTGAATTTCCTTGAGTCTGCGTAAAAGAAACTATGTACACGACTCTTAGCCCAGTCTTTACTAATAGACATTGTTCTTTGTAGATCGTCTAAAATAGCGTCTATAGTTTGTACGCCTATAGGATAGGCTTCACGTGGAGACGAATAATCACCTCTGTAAGCCAAAAGTGCTTTCTCTAATTCTTTCAATGTCATTTTAGTCTATTATAAATATATAGTAATCTGTCTTTGTAAGTTGATGATACATTGTATCTTGTAGCTATAACTTTGTCAATATACCCCACATCATCATATATTTTACTCTGCATATTGATATTCTGCCAGATTTTATAATCCCATATACATGCTTCGATGCTTTTGTAGGTACCTAAGGAGCTTGTAGAATCTTTGGTATTTAACTGAGTTGTAGGTCGCTTATAAGCTCTGTGCATTCCTATAATATTGTTCTTTGAAAGCGTTATAGTGTCTTTAAGCCAGCCTGTTTCAAGAATAACTTGTGCTAGAAATACTTTTCTATGTTCTATTCCTATTGCTATGGCATAGTTCTCTATACTAGCAAAATCTATTTTAGCAATATAGTCTGCTTGAACTCTAAAATTTTTCTCTTCGATATATTCATGGTAATAATCAAGTGCACTATCATATATAGTTCTTGAAACAATGAACAATAGAGGAGAAAATGATAAGAATAGAAGTATATATTTGTCACTTTTTGTCATTGCTCTTTTCTTTTGTTATGCCGTGTTCATCAATAATGATAATTTTCTTATCAGTTTTATTCATAATTACAATATCTCGTTCCGAGTTTTGAATTACGATAGGTTTTCTATATGAAGCAAAGTGTTTTAAGAAAAGGAGTACTATAAGAGATGGCTGTTATAGCGATACCAATTAGACTTACACATACATGCTCAAGAATTTCACCAAAAAACTCTTGCTTTTTATCTGTATTATTTAACATAATCTTTTGTTTTTAACTTAGTTATCAATCTACGTCCATGGCGATCAAGAATCCCTTCAACTCCGACTAGAACTATCCCTTCAGCATTTCCATTATATTCTGTATGAGTTTTGAAGCCTTTTTCAACGATTTCTTCTGCTTCATTTATTGTCATAAATCCAAAATTTGGCACTGTTTTAAGTCCTAATTTAGAGCATATATCACATACTTTTGACCATGATAACCACCATACATTGATATGTATATCAAATACTAAGAAATCAAACGTACCTTCAGGTAATTGTAGAAGATTACTCTCGATATTATATCCTATACCTTCTCCGTGTATTGTTATATATAGATCTCTATGTTTGTCTGAAGCAAAAGCGTTATTTATGGCTTCTTTAGTAACAAGACTATTCAAAAATGTTAGTAGATCTTCTGGTATAATAGAATTTTTAGCTCTGCCTTTGAACCAATACTCTATATTATCACCGTTTATTCGTATATCTAGACGGATATTTGTCCCATTTATTTTTTCTCGAGCTTCCCAAGGAGCTTGTCTTAAATACTTGAAGACATTTTCGCTATAATCTTCAAGAATAATCTTCCCTTTTTTGTCTCTTTTATATAGAGATTGGATTTTAGGATATTCAGAATCGTATGGAAAAGATAATATACTCATCAATAATTTTGTATTAAAAGTTCTGTTACACAACCTCGTTTATCACCTTTACAATTGATTTTACGAGGCACTTGTATTTCCTCAATATGCCATTTAGCATATAGTTCTCGGATTCTAGGCACATCAGAATTGCTTAGTAACCATTTGTAGCCTTTCTTATCTAGTTCTGTAAGCAGTGTACACAAATTTTCTTGTTCTGTTTCATTGAATCCACCAGCACTAAACTGTGTAAAATTCGATGTAGTAGAAGTTGGATAGTAAGGAGGATCTAGATAGATAAACACCTGTTCTGGATGATGCTTTTTGAAAACAGGATGTGTAAAAACAGTTTTGTAGTCAGTGCACATAAGAACTTTTTCATCAAGACATTTATACTTAAACAAAGTCGAAATTCCTCGTAGTTTATTACACACAATTTCAGGGTCTATGCACTTAATATGATTACAAGGAGCATTAAATTCTCCTTTTTTATTTTCTCTCCATAATCCATTGTAGCATGTTCTATTTAAGAACAAAAACAAAGCTAATTGATAAGGTGTTAATCTTATTAGTTCATGTTCTAAGACTTTTAACTGATTAAATTCAGCACGAAAATCTTTATAGAATGCGTCTTTATTTAGTGAATAGTTGTAATCATACACGAGAACTTCGTAACAATGTATTGTTTCTGTAAACTTACCATCAATTACATCACTAAATATTTGCATAATGCAACGATTGAGATCGTTAAGCACACAATCACACCTAGTTTCTATACGATTTTGAACAAACTCTAAAAAAATACTTCCACTACCTAGAAATGGTTCACAATACAAATTGATAGATTCTAAATCAGGAAAATGTTGCAAGATTCTATCTTTGATTTGCTCTTTATTGCCTGCCCATTTGAGAAATGAATTTGTCATTGTTATAATGTATATTAAACCCCCACTCAATATATGAGCAGGGGTTATCGAGTGTTATGAAGAAGAACGAATTAAAACTGCCAAACAGACCAATGTATACTGATACCTAAGCTTACAGTTGTTCTTGCTTGATAATCTATTCCAAATCCTATATACGGACCTACACCAAATCGCTTAACCTTTGGCATTTTTAATTGATATGCCCTTAGTGAAGTAGTTTCTGTATAAGGATTGGAATTTATTACTTCTGCAAAGTATTTTGGACTTGCAAAGAATCTGCCGATGCCAGTGTATCTTGGTTCACTTCCAATAATAACGGCGTATTCATTTCTTGTAGTGAGCTTGAGTCTTGTAGAGTCTTTACCTGCTCTGATTTCAGCTCTGTACCATTGGTCTTTGTCCGACAGTACAGACCAATACACAGGAGAATGATCCCCAACAGTACTAACAGTGCTACTATCTGTTTGTTGAACGCTTTCCACATAAGTTTTAGTTTTGACTTTAACAACATTACCTTGGTGTTTTAGTTTATTTTTGTATTTAGTGATTAAGTTTTGAAGTTCTAAGATTGAAGAATCTTGGCTTTCTATTTTTAACATCTGTTCTAAATTTTCTGTCTCTAATACAGAAATTTTTGCATGCATAAGACTGTCTTTAGAACGCCAAGTTTGCATCTTCTCATTGAGCTGTTCTTGTAGTATACCAACTTTGTTTTTTATAGAAAGCATGTATACATAAATCTGTAATCCAATGAATGTTAGTACAGCTAGACAAACTGTAGCTATAACCAGTTTTTTCATAGTGGATTTTGCTTATAGAAATTTGCAAGTTTTGCATAATTCTCAGACTCCTTTTTTAGAGCTTTTTTCTTTGCAACACGTTTCTTAGCCACTGTGTACATTGCTAACACGATACCACACAGAGCACATATAGAAAATATGACTATTGTTTTCACGTTTGTAAGAATTAGTAAAATCACCTCGAATAAAAACACGGTGAAATATATTCGCAAAAGTAATCTAAATAATCCAATTTTATTTGGAAGATAGAATTGAATTAGGCTTGATTTAGCTTTTTGCAATAGGCGCATACATTTCGGCTTCAACTTTTCCCCAATTTTCATAGTTGTCTAAAATGAAATCCTCTGGTTTCAGCTTGTATACTATATCCACTAAATCGAATTTCTGATTTTTGACATCAGTGAATAGTATCTCGGCATTAGTGCTAAAACGAAGTTTAGGCGCTTTATACTGGTTGTCTGCCCTATCTACCATCATTGTACACTGCTTTATATGACCATGATAGATATGTACATTTGATAAATCACCGATGAGAGTCTCAAATCTGTATCCAGTACATGCTTCAATAATACATCCTAAAAGCGCATAAGAGGCAATATTAAACGGTAAACCTAAAAAGGTATCAACACTACGTTGATGCCATTTAAGCGCGAATTTGTAACCTTTCTGCTGACCATCTTCATCAATATCTGGAGCAACAAGAACTTCAAAACTCCAATGACAAGGAGGTAGTGCCATGTTCTGCAAATCTTTAGGATTCCAAGCGGTCACAATATGACGTGTTCCAAGAGGATACTTCCTAAGATTTGTCATAAGCAAATTGATTTGATCAATCGCATAGGCGAAATCACGCCATTGAGCGCCATAGATACGTCCTACGTATTTTTCATTAGTATCAAGGTGAGCTCTCTTTGCAAAGGCTTCCATATCCTTGTCCCAAATATGAACATTATGTTCATGTAAAAAATCTAAGTTTTGTTCTCCTCGTAAGAACCAGAGAAGTTCTGTTACGACAGATTTCCATACAATTTTCTTAGATGTTAGCACAGGAAAACTATCTTTAATCGAAGCAAATTCCTCTGCATTATAGACCAGCTGATCAGAATAAATTTGAGTTCTGATTTGATTTCTAGTTTCATCTCTGTAATCAAATCCGTCAAGGAAAATATTGTTGATGATTTTTGCGTAAGCTTTATCTATCTTAGCCATTATACTTTACTTTATTGTGTTCTATCTGTGATACAATTCTGTCGTCAAATTCAGGTTTATTCTCTAACATCCAAGCTAAAAACAAAGCATTAGCTTGAATATGCCCTACATGATTGAGACCCGACTCAGGATCATTGTTTTGTCCTTCCATAAAAGCATCCAGATGCCTTTTCAAAGATTCGCATATCGATAAAATTGGCAAACCTTTTTTCCAGTTATCTCTGCCAGAGATTACGAAATCTTGAAATCTATAATCTTTTGCGAAAACTTTCGCTAACTTATCTTCAAGTTCAGGATGTAGTTCTAAAAGAATTTGCTTTAAGATACCTGCTATGTTTTCGTAATCTCTTATTAAAATAAGAGTAGAGTATCCATCCTTGTGACTTATAAGAATTCTCACAGGATACTTAATATGTCTCCAACAAGCTTGATCTTCTATTGGAATGTAGAATTCATTATTTCTGTCTGTGATATTTTTAAGATAATATCCCGATGGTACTATGATAGAAGCGCCTGGAATATAGCTAGTCGTGTCAAAGTCTACTTGTTCTGTAACAAGATAAATATCACCAATTTCAGAAACTGTAAATATTTCTTGCAGTTCGTTCACGAGCTCTATAACTGGAGTTTTGAAACCTTCGCTAAGACGAGTATATTTCTTAGCGCCGTATTCTAAGACTCTTACCATTGGTATTAACGCACTTTGTGGCACTAAAGCCCAATGTGGTTTTCCTTCATTGTATCTTTCTGCACTCATTACAAATAATTTTTAACACCATACATAGGATCTACTTCCCAATTATTATTGACACATTGTTTATAGTATTCTACTAAAGGGTTAAGCTTAAAAGTTCGTGTATCTGTAATACGATCTTCATTTACTTCAAAGAAACGTGGTGTACCTACTTCGTTTGTGCTTTCTACTACAAAAACGAATGACTCTATACTTGCAGCAGGAAAAGCTGCTTCTAAAGCTTGTTGATAGAAAGCTGCTTGAACATCATATCCAAACTTTTTATACGCCAAAGGGAAATTAGAAGTAAGATCTGCTGTTGTTTTAATATCAATTCCTTTCACGTTAATCGGAATACCGTTAACTTTTTCGATTAGAACCATGTCAAGCAATGCCTTGCATTTTACGCCGCCATACTCAAAATAAATTGGAAATTGCATAATAACATCTGTAGGTGTAAAATATTCTGTGATGTTTTGCAACTGGGTGTCCAACAATTTTTGTATTGATTCGGCTATTCCCCAAGCTTTCAAATTCTGGTCTGAACTAAGAATTGTTTTGTTTTGACTTTTTTGAAGTAACTCAAAGTAAGCTTTACCTTCTTCTAAAACCTTTTTTAAGCGTGTTTCAATCTTGTAGTTAGCTTGCCAACCAGATTCTTCAATTGTGGTTACAAGTTTCTCTTGCGCTTCTTCAAGTGTCTTTTCAAAACCATACTGTTGAACAAAAGAATCTACGATGCCTTTGATTTTATCTGAGGGTAAATTTTCTTCTTGAGCCACATAGAAAGTTTCCAAAAAAGCTTCTTTAGGTCTTGTTATAAGCGAATCTACAGCACTTCCCAAACGAAAAGAATCTGAATCTGATTTCATGTTTTTGCACAGTAAAAAGTGCTGCATACCACCTTCTAGAAGTTTCAGTGCGGTTTGGTTTAATGCTTTTGTCGCATAGTACTTTTTGATGTATTTATCATTCGTGTACTTGATTTTTAATCCTTCCATTCTATCTGCTGAATTAGTTTACAAAAATCTTCAAATGTCATACTTACAATACTGTCAAATTCAGTTCTAGGAACACCTTGTTTACCTTCACGATGGTGTATAATAATCAACGGCGCATCTTGTTCTTTCGCATTTGGTAGAAACATGTTAAATATCCTATTTTTTAATTCCATAAGGAGTTTCGGGATATTTAACCCTCGTTGTCTACCTGCTTTGATTTGTACGTTTATTGGTAGATTGATTAAATCAATACCTGCATCATCATGTATTCTAGAGCCGTATCTAGAAGTTTGACAGAAGGAGAAGCCAAGCTCTCTAAAGAGCTTAGCATATTCTCTTTCTGCATCTGAACCTTTTCTCTTATTGATCCTGCCCTGTCTCGCTGAATCGCGTCTTTTTCCTCCACAATTGCCCATCTAATTGAAGTTTTCGTAACAACTTATCTTGCTCTTCTAATGAAGTAGGCAAGTCTTCTAATGATGAAGCAAAGATAGCTTGTTCTATACTTTTTGAGCTACTCATTTCAATTTTCACACCTTCTTTATACAGTGGATGTAAATAACTTGTTTGTACTGCTTTAAGGAGCGCTTTATATCTGTCATCAAGCATAAGTTTATCTGAAATTAGAATTTTAATAGTTTTTGCAACTTCTTTACTATTGATTTCAGATAAATCGTTATCGACATAAATTCGTATATATTTCTCCAAATTCACAACACAAGTCATTAGAATATCTCTTGAAGAATCACGAATAAGATGTGGTAGTAAATATATAGTACTTTTTTTTGTCTTTATTCTCCCACATTGCTTGTTTATAAGAGCTTCCTCTAAACATGAAAGTGAAAACTCATTATCATCTATTTCACAAGGTGAGTAAAAAAAGAAATTGAAATCTCTAAGATTTTCCTTTTTAAGAAACTCTAGTACATGATACTGTGGTAGACTTGTTTCTAACTGTATACATTTTGAAACATATTCATTCGCAGCATAAAACGGAATCAAGTTTTGTGAACTATGACCGTATAATGTCGATGATATAAAAGTTGTTAGTCTACGAACAGATGGGCTAAAAATCTTACAAATGTCAAACATTTATTGCTCTGTTTTTATTGCTAGTAGAGGCAACATGACTTCCGTTTTGAAAGGTACATAGCGAACTTCAGTACCTTCAAAAATGTTTGTCAAGTGATTTGTAAACAACGCAGTCATCATAGAAGCTATCATAGAAGCTACATGAGTAGTTTGTTGTAATGTGCAAGGCTGATTTACAGCAAGATTATCATCAAATAATGTCTTTTCATAACGTTCTATATCTTTTTCTTGAACACAATAAATTAAAAAGTTCTCGAATGATAATCGACCGTCAATAAACAACTTATTTTGTGCTGTTTCTTTCTTGAAGTTTTCAAGCATTATAGCTCTAGCACTCATGTTATCAAAACAGCTAAACATAAATCGTCCATGTTTGCTGTTTGCTGTATATTTTTGAGCTTCAGTACTGATTGCTATATCTACAAGCTCTTTGATATTGTTTGCTAATGCTTTTGTTTTATCAAAACCTACTTGTGAACGAGCATATAATTGACCACCAATATTCTGTTCTTCTACAACATCAAAATCGTATACAGTAGGCAAAAAGCCTGCTCTAGCTAACATAAAAGTTAAATGACTTCCAATACCACCAGCACCACCGATTAAAACTTGAGTACCTTTTTTATACCAAATTGCGTCTTTATAACGTCCGTCTATCTTGATCATGTTCAGCTAATTTAGCTACTACTTCTAGATTGTTGTTAATTACAATAGACAAATATTCTTGTCTTGCATTTATTTGTGTAATTATATCCTTCATATCTGTAGATGAAAAGAACGCTCTCATCTTATTGTGACTATGTAACGTACCTTGACTTAAACCAAGTAAATTATTCTTTTCCATATATTCAAACAATTCCTTAGTAAAAGTAAATTCTGTTGACGTTCCTGTACCTTCGTTTAGAAGGTAGAAATCTTTAATTATAACTTTGGGATTGTGATCTCTTATATAAAAGATTATGCCAGACCATTCTTTTTCAGGAAACTTTTTTATATATTTTTTCAATTTATAAAACGCTTTTTTAGAAAAAGCAATCTCAATAGGTAGTATGTTTTTTATGGTATAAGACATTGTACAAACATTTTGTGGTGATAGCCTCGCATCTTGTTGCAACAGCTTGTGCTGCATTATTGCTAATAACAATTTCTGTTTCCCCTTTTTCTGCGGAATTGTCCAGAAATTCTAATGATATTTTTTCATTGTTAAAGTAAAAGTATGGCAAACAATAATCTTTGCGACTTTCTAAAATAGTCTTTTTCCTTGTTTCTACAGCTTTAATGTCATAACTAGCGCCATTGTTTATAAAAGATTTAAGATAATTATAGTCTGGATCTGAAACATGTTCTTCAACAAACTGTTTCATCAAAGTTTTAAGTTCTTCTTCATCACTAACAACAACAGATCTGCTATTAACTACAGAAAAAGAAAGCGTTTTTTGTTTCTCAACAAGCCAATAACTAAAGTCGAGAGTGAAAAGATCCCACTGTGTGAATGATTGATGATTTGTTCTTTTTAGTTCTTCTAAATTAACGTAAGCAGTGCCTTCAAGATCTTCTCTATGTAGTGCATGATTTATTTCTAATAAAAGTTTAAACAACGCATTTTTGTATTGTTCTGCGTTCTCAGGATTGCTTTCAAAAGCTTCTCCTAGTTTTACACCAATATTAGAACTTCCAAAGCAAAACCTCTTTCCTATAAAACCGTATGCAATATCTTCAACATTACATCTTTCACAATGAGGATGGATGAAATGCTTATCTATTTCTTCATTTGTATATGTAGTTTTCTGTAAACTTATTCTGTTGGTAAATGAAACTTCTTTATTAGTTAAAACTTCAAACACTAGACATAAGAATACATTTCTTGAATTGTGTTGTAATTCTATATCATTCTTGATAATAAGATCTTTATATCTTACAAGAATGCAAAATCCTTGATTTTTAGCTCCAACATCTCTGAAAAAGCTCCATTCATTTCCAAATAAATCTGTTAAAACTTGGCTTAAAAGTTCTAATCGTTTTCGAGATATGTTTGTAATAGTTTCATTCCTGAAAAAATCTTCAATTTTATTGTTAAACTTAATCTCATCATCAGATGTGTAATCACTTTTTGGCAAAAAAAGTTGCATCTTAAGTAAAATAAAGCCCTTGCTACAAAATCATAACAAGGGCAGGTTAATACTATTTTCAACTTAGAGTCCTAAAGCTTCTGCTTCTTTACGCAATGCTTCAAGAGTTTCATTTTCAGCAGATTTACACTCTGTTTGTTTTTCTTTATAGATCTTTATAAGTTCCATATTTATTGCTTCGACATTTTTCAACAAAACGCACACTAACTCTTTTAGAAGTACACTTCCTTTCATTAAAGAAATCAAATATTTCTTAAGCTCTTTTGGCATATTTTTCTCAACAATTTCGATTTCTTCCTCTGTCATGTTTTTAACCATTTCTAAAACATCGTCGTCTTCGTCAGTGCAACCTAGCTTAATTCGTTTACTTGGATACAAGTAAAGTACAAATTCTCCTTCAGGGAGTATAGCCTCATCATGTTCCAGATTGTTTCGTGTTTTGTTCTCCATAGCACTGAGAACTTCCAAATTGAACATATCTTTAATGTTCTCTTTAAGTTCACCCCACTTTGTAGCATCAGACATAATTTCAACATGTTGCTGATCTGTTGTCGAATATACGCTAATCTTACGCATCATTACCACTTTATTTGTTGTTGATTTTTAACCCTTAAAATTTCATTGATGTAATAAAAAGCATGACTTCCTAAAAAGCCTGCTTTGTTTCCCGTATATGCTTCTGCAGCAGGGTGTGGAGTAGCGACAATATAGTTTGTGTTATCATCAGAAATTGAATTAAGATTACACAAACTTTTTTTGCTAATATTTACAAAAGGTCTGATGTATCGACCATATTCTACAGCATTTCTGCCCATTAGAAGCCATATATAACCTTTGTAGTTAGAAAGCCTCTTAATGAGTTCTATGGTAAATGGTCTCCACAAATGTAGATGTGAGCCCGCTTTACCTACTTCTACAGTAAGTGCTGTATTAAGCAACAATACCCCTTGTTCTGCCCAATGATGTATATCAGGCTCTGTATCAGGATAATCATTAAGAATTTCCTGATATATAGTTTTAAGGGAGTAAGGTTTCTTATTACTACCATTTTCAAAAGCCAGTCCTGTCGCATCTTGGATATTTGGATACGGATCTTGACCAAGAATAATAACCTTGACTTTATCTAAGTCATTTTCAAACACTCTCAGCACGTTTTCTTTTCTTGGACAAATACTGACTTCATCGATAGTTTCTAACTGTTGATTAAATTCTACAGCTCCAAAACTCAACGTTTTATACAAAATCTCTTCCCAACTAGGATGAATGTTTTGTGTCGGAAAATTCCCTATTCTAATCATTTACTACATGGCTTAGTAATATTTTTAACTTTTCTTCTCCATACATTTGTACAAATTCTGCGCTGTCTTTTACTGTATATTCTAGAGGTATTCTCCAATTAACAGTAACCAACTCTTTTTTCAGGATACTTTCCAATCGTGAAGAAGCAATTATACCTCGTTGATCATTGTCGAATAGTATAATAACTTTGTGATATGGCTCAACCAACTCTGTGATAACACTCGGTATCATGCCTTCATTTTGCAGCCAGATGACGCAAAAACCTGCATTACAAAGCACGCGAGCATCTTTATATGATTTAGTTATAATCAAAGTGTTTTGTGCTTTATTCTTTGTTATATAGCCTATGTCATTTGCAGTACAGTTTGTTATGAATCGTTTCTCAATTCTCTGCGGAAAGTATAACTTCACTTTGTTGCTTTTGAAGTTTGTGTATGCATAGCACAAACCATTTACTACTTCAGTGTGTAAACTATTTGTGCCAACACTATACTTTTTTATGGCAAAAACTTTATCGTCTATGAGCTGTTGTCTTGTGATATTGTAATTGCCCCAAAACTCAAGATCTTGACTAGAAAAATATCTTGGTTCAAAAAATATTCTCGTTAGATTTTTTTTAGGTTTACGAAATCTTTTTATTGCCTTAATGGCTTCCAAACGAATAGTCTTCCCTTTCGTAAGATTGTTAATCAATTGTACTGCTTCATAATAACTTGATAAACTGAATTTAATTTTTGCCATTGTAAAGCAGTCCATTGAAGTTGGCTCAAAAGCGAAATCTTTGAAATACAAAGTATCAAGATAATACTCAAACCAACAGCCAGGATTATGGTCTTCTCTTAAAGGTGAAACTACTCTTTGAAATTCAACAGGAATATATCCACATAACAAAAAGAAGATCTCTTCTTGAGAGATCTTCTTTAGGACTTCTTCCCGAGTAACTACCTCGTCTGTAATAAACTCGGAATATAGATTAGTAGATTGTTCCGTTGCTGAATGTTGAGGGAGCATCCTGCTCAGTTTCTAAACTTACATTAGCATCCCCATTTAGTAAGTTCATATCAAGTGTAGAACGTTCTACTTTCTGCTGATTTGCTTTATTAGAGTTCATGAACCAGCTATTACGTGTAAATGGGTGTATTTCTCCTGTAGCAGGATCTACATAATGCAAGCCATTGCTATCAACTACTTTCTGCCATGCTTTGTTTGTAGCTGGACACAAGAAAGCACCATGCTTCAAATTAACAGGGATTTGTAAAAATGTCTGTGTGCTGTTATCTCTAACAGACCACTGATATTCCAAGAAAACATCAATTTTATTCTTGTAATGCCAAGCTTTTGCAGCACTAATAACAGCTGCACACCAATGTGGAAAATCTTTTGGCTGTACTTGATTGATAGAAGCTTTGATTTCCTCTTCAGTTACACCCATGGCTTTGACCAAGTGTGTGATAGCTGCCATACGACTTTGCATCTCCTGCTGAAAAGCTTTTTCATAACCAGGTTCTTTAGGTCGTATAACAGTTTTTCCAGAACGGATTTCGTCTGTTACTTCAAAAATTCGTAACAAATAATCACGACCGCCACTTAATGTAATTGTTGCTTCAACAGCATTACTTGGAGTACCATCTTTCCCTGCATTTGGATTGAAAGCAATACTCTTAACAGAAGCATTTTGATTAAGTCCAAACTCGCCAAAATCACCTTGCTGTGACACAGCATCATCTACATAACCATACAAATTTTCACTCATCTTTATACCTCATTGAAATAATTATCAAATGCTTTTGCTACAATTCCAAGATCATTTGGAATTAGAACTTCATTAAACATACCTACTGGAGATTTAGCAGGTATTCTAATACCATTTTCGTCATACATTGTATTTGTTACAAAATAACGATGCATGGTCTTTTCTTGTACATTATACTCACCATAAGTATGCAAAACTACTGTAAACAAACCTTCAGGTACAATTTTTTGATCAATCATTTGACCAATTGTCTTCATTTTGTAAACGCGTTCTGCTTCATTCACCTCTGAATGAGATAACATGAAAAATGTCTGATCATCTCTTAGCATGCTACAGCTGACTTGTAAAATATCGAAAAAGTGTTTTGCTATTTCGTTATATTTATCAAAGCCAGTACGATTAGCTTTTGCCATGAACTCATCAGACATTATATACTGTGCATCATCCAGCACTATATACTTAATATCTTGCCGCGCTACAAGAGAAACTATTACTTTTACAATAATTTCTGCACTATTGATACATGCATAATTACCACCTTGAGAAATAGGCTTATTATACTTTTTCATTGAACCACGAAAAGGCAGTGGTTTGTTTTTCACGTTAATTAACGCGGTTTCTTCAGGTGGCAATCCTTGAATGCCTAACTCAGGTATTGTTCCAATCGAAGAAGATTTCCCTGTGCCAGAGCCACCTAATACTAAAATTGCTCTATTCATCGTCTAATACTACTTGCTCAAACTTTTTCAAATTACCAAACATATTCACTACGAAATGTTGTGGATATTCACAATGCCTAGACTCAACCAAGTGAAGACTTCTGAGATGTGGATATTTAGGATCTCCTTTGAAATCTCGTAGTTTCTTGTTAAAGAATTTCGTAAGGTTGTATCTCAAATCATTTGGATTAAACATTGTGATCATATAATCACTTTCCTCGGCAGCATTTCCTGTATCTTTCACATCGTCAGAATTCGGGTAAAGCTGATCTTCAAATTCACGCAATCTATCTATGCTTGTCAAGTTCCTATTTAAGTGGATTATATGTACAAACGTATAGCCGCAGAGATTTCTTAGCTCTACTGTGTACTCTATGTATTTATCTATCGTTTGTTTCAGTTGAAATCCTTGCTCTGGAATTAGCTTTCTTAAATGGTCTGTTATGACAATTGTGTATTTATTCGGATTATTAGGCTTATAGCCTGTTATTCTGGAATTTGTCTCACCACCATTCCTCACAAACACACCTTCTTGTAACGCGTGATATTGTAAGAACTTGTACAAACCTGTCGGATTGTTTCGTGTTTCCACAAAATTGATAACCCCATTTCTCAACTTGTGCCCATTCATAGAATATTCTCCAAACAAAGGCACTATTCTTTGTTGATAAACTATTTGCAAAGCTTCGTAGATTTTTGGATCTATCTTTATAGTCTGATTGTTATCGTCTAAGACACGTCCTCGCAAATAATCTGGAGATAAGTCTAAAGTAGACAAACCTTGCTTTGTTATTCCTTGCGGTAATTGCACAGTACTTATACCATGATCATGATTCAGGAAGTATGCTGCAAAATCGAACTCTTTTGAAATACGATCGAGCTCAAAAGAGAAGTAAATAAACTCAACAGGAATGTTGTTTTCCATAGCGTAGATATATGGCTGTATAACACATGCATAATCTACAAATGTTGATTTACCTACTTTAGGTGCAGCACCAATGGTAAGAATTCTAGCCTTTTGAAGACCATTAAGGACTTTATTTAGGGCATAAACACCATCGCCCATATAAAGTCCTTTATTACCACCTGCTTGACCTTTTTTGAACTCTTCGATAAAGTTCATTATGCTTCAGATTTGAAACGCTTTAGAAAATGATTTCCCAATTTCGTTTTACGCTCTTTGTCTTTCTGCTTTTTTGTGTCTTCTTCTTTTACTTGTTCTACCAAAGACTCATTAAGTACTGGATGTTCCTCACGATACTTCTTCAAAACTTCTTCTTTGTCTTCACCTTCTGAAACAAAGAAACCCATATTAAGACCTTCTTCAAAATCCAAGAAAAGATAGTTTCTATCTTCTAATTCTTTCAAGACTTCTTCATTAAGATCTTCTTTTGTGATGATAGAAGCTTTTCCAACACGTTCAGGTTTCCCGTCTACTACACGTTTAGAGTCTACTGCAACAACAGCTATATTATCTCCAATTTGCTTTGCGCATTGTGAACAAACTTCTTGACAGTAATCTAGGACATGCCCTTCAAACTTCTTAATAGCTGCTGCACGTTTAACAGAATGAATCGTGTTTACAAGTATAGGTCCTTGCATTGGACGATTACATACAGGACACAGCTCAATCATTTGAGCCACTTCTTGTGTTTTGGGCATGTCTTTGGTATCAGCAACTTCTTTCTCGATTTCCAAATCCTTCATTATTGTAATTTATTAGTGATATGCACTTTATCTTCCTGCTTTTTGTTCAACTCTCTATATTTTGCAATCCACTCTTCCAAGCTTGAAGTCCAGACACCGTCTACTTTTTTTTTAATAAAGTAGTACGGTCTCTTGATATATTTCACTTGAGTGTTTGCTATATACAATTTAGTTGCATTTATAACTTCATCTAGAGTCACATCATGTGTTTTAAGAAACTCAAATAGCCTTTTCTCGGTTAAAGCAGGTTGTAGTTCAAGCTTTGTACGAAAGTTGGGAAACAAAGATAAGAACTTCTTTACTTCCTCTGAAAAAACATCTTTCTCAAGATCTTTTAATGTCTTCAAGTTTGCCATCTAACTCGTCCCATGTTATGTGTGATACTTTATTGGCGGAAAATCGTGTAAGTGTCTGGTTTACCCAAACTTCGTCTTGAGTTGTATCTAATTGCAAAATCCAAATAACAGGTTTAATGCCATCGTTGATTAAAGCACGACAAATTTTTTGAGTGGTATTCCCGTTAACGTCAGCATCAACTTGCATAATTATCAGATGTTCTATACCAGTAAACGTAAATCCTACACCTCCAGTATTTACCATAAAAAGGTGATTTTGTCTCTTGGCTAGGAATTCTCTTAGACTCAGATCGTTAGTCTTAGAATGATATGTTTGTATACCACCTAAAATGTTTGCCGTGTCTATAGTAGGACAGAACATCACAAATCTTTTACTGCCAAGCTTATTTTTGAGCTTAAGCGCAGTTCTATATTTTGAGATAGATTTTGCAATCATTGTTCTCCTAGAGATGGCTAGTATTTTCACAGATCTCGGATCACTGAGTTGCGCTCTTTCCAGTCGCTTAGTTAAGTAATTATATGCAACTTTTTCTGTGCCTTTACAATTTGCTTGCGCTGGGTAGCTATCAGACAAAGGAATATGTACTATGTTAATCTCATAGTCAGAAAGAATATCTTCTGTCGCATCTTCTACAGATAACGTATACAGTATACGTAAGTTTAGCGACATAAAAAGCGATTCCTTATCAAAGGATTTTGTTGGTGTTCCTGTCATAGAAATAATTCGACCTGTTAAACTTTTGTTTAACAACGTTTTAGCTCTATGAGATGTTAAACTCTGCTCTTCATCTAAGACAATGAGATCGTATCTTCCATACTCTTCTGGCAATTTGTTATACGTAATTGTTTTGAGTTTTGGAATAAAAGCCTTTGCATCCCAAATCTCGAATTCTTGCTTAATATCATACTTAGCAAGTTTAGAAGAAGGAGTGACCCACAGAATACTCCGTGGGTCATCTCTTTTAATCAATTCTATCAATAATCTAGTTTTACCTGTTCTAGGAGCTAAATGAAGCCTTCCTGAAACGTTTCTAGGTATTGAATTAAGAATTCGTTGATGTAACTCTGTTAATCTTTCGCTTGAAACTGGATGCGTCATTTTAGTTATCTCCATGATTCCCGTCATCACCATGACCAGAACCATTGCTATCATCACGAACTATCCTTACTGTTGGCTTTTGGTATGTCCAGACTTTAATCCACTTGAAAAAGTCTCCTTCAGAACCAGTTTTAACGGATTTCAATTGACAATCTTCTAAATATTTTGCAACACGCAATATCGGATCAGTTTCTTCACAGAGTCGTAGCTGATTTGTGCTTATATAATAAGCACACAACATCAAATCATCAAGAGTGTAAGGACATGAAGGTGCTTTTGCTACTTTTTCAAGCTCTGCTACCATGTCTGCAGGAAACGTAAGTTCAAATCTTATCATTGTTATTTGGTATTAGTGACATTCTGCGTAGTTCTCACCCCAATCTATAGAGATTGAAATCTCTACGTTTAGGTTAAGTATTTTATTTGTTTTTGTCATTGCGTTTAGCAAAGCTTGTTCAACTACCTCTTTATCTTCTTTATGACAAACAACAAGCATCTCATCATGATATTGTAAAACTACGTTACAATCGATGTCTTTAGTTTCTACTTTGAAATTATATAGCCAAGTATCAAAGACAAAGACACCTGTGCTCTGATTCAATGCAGAGAATTTATCTTTCTCATGCCTTAAAACCATCCAGAATTTAGATACTGGATTAAAGATATATCGTTGCTTAGTTGGGATTGCAAACGGCAATTCTATCCACTTTTCTTTTAGATAGGCAACAGTTTTTTTAATACCAATATTCCGTTTCCAATATATACTGTGCAAGTTTTCTGCAAATTTAAGATCTGATTGTAGAAGCTGCTGAATCTTCGGAGGACTTGCAGAATACGTAGACGCAAAGTTGACTTGTTTTGCTTTACTTCTCAAAGTCTTTATATGATTGTAACGCTGTTTCTCTTCAGGTGTGGCTTTTTCTGCTTTGAAATTCTTGTAGAATTCTACATCATCTTTTGACACGATATTTGCGAGTAAAGCTATATCTAAATGGGGATCGAAGCCAGGTGTTCGCATTTCTTTTACATACTCTAGGTCAAAGAAATAGAGATAGTGCTGTTTTGTGTTATCTTCTAGTCCAGAGATATCTGCCCCACACATAAGCCAATTGTCATTAGGAACAGTCAAAAGTCCTCGGATTTCTTTGCCAAGGTATCTATCTGGCTTAGGGAGGTTAACGACAGGATTTGAGTGCTGTAACCGCATTGTTGAGGTAAAACCGTGTGCTGTAGAAAAGACTCTATCGTCTTGAGATGCTGCTTTTAGAAAAGACTCAAAGATATTTAACCTGTGTTGTGCAACATAAAGTCCTTCTAAGTTCTTTAAAACAGGTTTCTTCTCATACAATGCTTTTACTGACTCTGTAATACCTTCCCCATTTTTCAAGGAAATTTGTGGTATCTTTTTCTTCGTTGTCTTAGACTCTTCAAAAGTGTCTGGTTTCCAACCAAGAGATAACAGCCAAGCCTTCATTTGTTGAGACGAACTCGGATTACCATCTGTGTAGATAGCATCTGAATTTTCTGGAAGTCCTAGATTTTTCAGCTTTACTTTCCACTTTTCACCAACAGCAGATAATGTACCATCTTGCTTATACATTTTAACAGGCTTACGCTCTTTCAGTATTTTAGGCATACTCTTAGTAAGCTCTTCTTTTTGATTTTCAATCTGAAAAGTAAGCTTATGCTTCCAAAATTCTGCTTCTCGTCTGTTAAAATGTATCCCTACTTTTTCTTGGTCTCGTAAACAAATGAACTTGAAAGTTAAATATTGAACAAGCCTGTTAATCTTCTCAGTATCATTGTCATATAAGCGATTTAATATGTTATACTCTAGTTGGAAAAGTTTGGAGTTAATCACAACATCTTGCTCGCAGCGTTTCTGATATTGCTCAAACTCTAAACTTTCCCAATCTATAATCTGCACTTTTTTTGCTTCTAATCTTTCTCCCCAAGCTTCTAGCCCATGTTTGAATTTTTCAAAAGGGTATAGATAGTAGGATAACGCAAGCGTGTCAATGATTTGGCATTCTGGCTTAATTTGTAGATCTACCAGTTTCGATAACACAGGTAAATCATAGCGAATTATGTTATGCCCTACAAGAATTTGTTGCTGTCCCAAGAAAGTCTTTATTGCAGATACTTCTTGTATCACATCTTTTTTAAGCAAGGTGTTGCCTTCATAGATCTGATAAGCTAGACAATGAATCCTTGTTGCTTCTTCCAGTAAGCCGTTTGCTTCAATATCAAAAACACAATAGCGCATTATTGGCAGAAAATTAAGAGCTTACTAGCTCTTGTAATTGCAGTATACAATAGTCTTGTTCGTTCTTCTGTGTTAGCGTTCTTGAAAATGTCACGCAAATTTACAATTACATTTTCGTATGTGCTCCCTTGGGATTTATGAACAGTGATAGCATGATTGTACTTGAACTTAGCAAACAAACCTGTAAAACCGTAATATTCACGCCATGAGATTTTATTCTCTTTTGCTTTTTGGCGTAGCCTTTTTCTAACTACTTCGTAACGATATTCAGAGTCTTCGTGTATAATTCTCACATCGCTATTGATGAAGTAACAAGTAAAGACTTCTCTATGTTCATCAGGAGTCAATATAGATAATTCGTCAACTTTCAGCTCTTCAACCTTCAATTCTTCATTTGTATAGTACTTGCCATCTCCGTAAGGTTCGTCAAACACAATAGTTTCCCCTAATTCAATTTTTGCTGGTGAACCATAAATTGCTCTTCTTACAAGTTCGTTGATACGAACTACTTCTTGATTAGTCCAAGCAAGATATTTGCATTCGTTACTGCCATTGGATTTAACAAGTTTATCAAGTAGTTCTTTACCGTTATTTGAGAAATAGTATCCCTCTCCTTCTGAAACATTTTCATTACTAGTAGCATTAGCTATATTTTCTAGATTTCGTGAGAGTTCAATGATGGGATTACCTTCTTTTTGTCTAACGATTTCCGTAAGCTCGAATTCTGGATAAGCTAGTTGGAAAACAATACTATCTTGTTCATTGACAGGATTAAGTTGTCTATAATCACCACTAAAAATTACTGTTGTTTTGCTTTTTGTGGCAAGCTCCTCAAGATAACCGAGTAGTTCTGCAGAGACCATACTTGCTTCATCTACGATTAGGTAATCTACACCACGTAAAGGTGGTTTTTCTCTATCATAACTAGGCTTGTATGATACTTCACCTGTTGTTTCATTGATCACTTGTCGTATTTGAAGTGCTTTATGTAAAGTCAGTAGAGAAACTTTACCGTCAGGCTTAATCTTACTCTGCAATACTGAAACAGCTTTATTTGTTGGTGCTGTACAATATATCTTATTCTTTGTTTTTCCTCGTAAGTATTCAACTAGGTTTCCTAACAAGTATGTTTTACCAACACCAGCACAACCTTTTATGAGGATACGATTAGAAAAGTGTAGCGTGTTGATAATTTCTTGAAGAATATTCTGTTGGTGATCTGATAACATTTATTTTCATTTGATTGAAAAACGCCCCTCAAGTATGCTGGTTTACACCGCGCCTGAGGAGCTTGTTAAAATAATTATGTTCTACTCTTCAGATGATAGTGTATTAGTTATCTGCACATCTCTTTCTGTATCATCATCATTCTTTTTCGCTGCTTGTTTTAGTTGAGGTATTTTCTCTACCCAAGTCAGAATAGACCCCATTTGTTCAGTAAACGATTGTTGCTCCACAAGTCCTACTTGAACAGGTTTACGAGTTATCTGTTCCACAGTGTAGTCAAACTTCTCTGTTTCGTTTTCAATAGTCACAAATAGTTCTATTGTAAACGTATTTTTATGAATACCTCAATCTAGCTTTTCACTAGAAACACACTTTTTCACAATGTCTATCAACATCTTTTTAGTTTTTATGGTTAATAAATTTTACTCATGCGGTACTTTAACATCTTTGTCATAGTATAGCGGATAAAATTTGAAGCCGTTCTGTATAACGTATAATACATAAATGTCTACATAACAAGCATATTTACGCCAATTATCTCGCTCTACTATATTTACAATTTCTTGCTTGTTAAATGGCTCTTGTAGCCAAGTTTGTGTCACATTCCCATTTTCATCACAACAAAGTATAGTATAACATTTATCTGCTTTCTCGCTTAAATGGAAAACAAAATAATGTCTGTTAAACTCTTTACGCCATCCTCGAAAAACTCCTACAGGACGTATACCTTTTTCAGCTTCTCTGAAAACTTCTTTCTGGTATTTGTAATGATAATAGTAAATACTGTCTTTCTTAAATAGCATATACAAATTATCATACAATGTCACTGTATCATTAACAGAAGGACTGAACTCTTTAATGTCCCGTGCTTCAATTGTTGGAGGTTTTGGTCTTTCTTTTCTACAAGAGAATAGTACAAATGAAAGTATCAGTCCAAGTATCAGAGTCAAAATTCGTGTTTTCATTTTTATTCTATTTATTAACAGTTTGAATTACTGATCTACTATTTAGATACGCTTTAACTTGATGTCTTCTATATCCCATAGTATCATTGATGCACCAGAATTAGTTTTTTCTCTTGCAACACCTTCGTGTATCTTAGAAGAGTCTACAATATCTTCTGTTTTAACAAGAAAATCAACATTTCCCTTTATAATGTGCCTTTCGATTTGTCTTATTAAACTCATATTTCCTTTAGTATAATAGTTGGGCAAGAGTTTGTCTAAGATAGCACATAAATGTTTTGTATCGGGATCTTCAAAATCAATAACAAGCGCTTCAAAATCAAATTTATTATTGCTGTTGCTGTTACCGCACTGAAATATAGTAGAATTTTCATATTTTTTCAATGCAAACCAACACTGCTTTATTATAATCCGTTTAATAAAATCTAATACTTTATTTTTGTATTGTTCTATGAGTTCAGGCTCGTTTGGATTACATATAAAACGCAGTAAGTTAAAAACTCCGTTAAACATCGCTATAAATGTAACATCTTTGTTGTCTATTTTGCATTTAACTTCGTAAACTCCTGCATCAAAATCCGCATCAAAGTCTACAATCTCTATACCTTCTAGTATACTATCCATTTCATTCAATGTTAATCGTCGACTCCTTCTATTTCTCTTTCTAAAGCAACATAAGACTCTGATAAAAGATCTAAAGGTGTAATACTTCTTACTTCTCTAGATTTTGCACCTTTGTAAGTTTCCTTGATAAAACCTCCTGTTAAACTTTTTGTTATCGGTTTTAATAAGTAACCTTGTAAAGGTGCGAAATTTTTTGTAAAGTCAATTTCTACTACGTTTGCAAAACGTGCCATAAAGACTTCATTCTTTCTTATAAGAGGACGGTAAGAATATCCGTCTTTTACTGATAGTATCTCTAGCTCTGTTCCATCATCGTTTTTATAAATAAATACAGGTAATTCTGTTTTCAGATAATTGAAATACCACTTCCAAATTGCTTCTAAAAACTTCTTATGCAACTCCTCGTATTGTTCATGCAAATTATCTAGAATATCTATATATAATCGAAAAGCTGTTAAAGAACTAAATTTCTTAAACAAGCCTTGATCGAAGCTTACTCGAATTTGCAAGTCGTTATAGTTATCAATAGAATAGAATAAAACTTCTAACCATTCATCTTTCATAGGTATTGAAGCATATGCACTCTTCAGATCAATAACGTCTAATTCAGGTACTACTATCTTGTCCATTAGTCTTCTTGCTCCCACTGTATTTTAATTTCGCATAATTCGTAACTACCATCTTGACTATAGATTGATCTTGCTTTATGTCTATCACGAATCATTTTTGCTAGATCTTCGGATTTCACTATAAGGTTAATACATCCTTCAACCTGATATTTTCCAAGAAATTTTCTGACTACTGACGCTGATATTTCTTGATAATTTTGTTTATCAATTTGTCGGAGGATTTTACGTTGCTGATTTTGTAAATTGTCTTCTGGATCTAAAACATATAACTCTACACCACTGTAAGAAGAAGTAAAAGAGTACGACATATCTTTTATCTCATCCCAAATATATTTTGCGATTAAAGCAAAGAGTTCCTTTTCAAATTCAGGTGTGTATAGATGAGGCTTAACAGATTCAATACGCTTTTGTTCTTGTAGAACAAACTTGTAATTAAATATATATTTTATAATACTACCTTCTTCAAACGACACTGTGACTTCATAACTGAAATCGTGAGTGATAAGTTGCGTAATTTCTATTTTCCTAAAAATTGTGTTTGATTTTAATTCTCGACTTTATGTGTCTTTTTAGAAAGACTGCTTTCTTTTTCTGCTACTAGTGTTTCTGGTAGGTAATTTATTAACCAAATATGATTATGATTTAGTAACGAATCTTGAAAATTTCTAATTTCAAAAACGTCTGCAAAGGATTTTTCAAAATCAAGCAAACTTTCTATTACCTCTTTATTTTCGTTGGGATCTACTTCAAGTACTACAATCGCCGCATTATCCATATTCTTTCCGATACAATATCCTCTTGGATTTTGTTGTATTAGATTTCGTAGCAGTTTAATCCCTATTCTTTTCTTCGCTTCCTTTATAAGATAGTCCCGATACCTGTTAATTAGCTTATCGCTAACTAAAAATACTCCTCTAAGAAAGGTACGTTCAAAAACATCTATTGTTTTATAGTCATTTGTAAACCCAACTACTACTGTAATTGAATGTCCGTATTCACAGTATAGTTCAACTATTTTATTGTCTGGTTTAATGATAACTCTACTGCTTGTAATTAACATGTTACTTAACTATTGTTTTACTGTTATAGTTATATATTCATTTTTATTCTAAAACAGAACACACTTCTACAAGGTTTACCATAATAAATTCTTTGTCGTTTTTTATAGCTTATTTTTACAAAAAACTGAAAGCTTTTTTCATCTTCTCTCTCGCAGTAAACTAAGGCGTTATACTTTCTATGATCTACCTCATTTATAGTACTTTTGAATTTCATTTTTTGTTGTTTTAATCTATTTCTATTCTAACTTTTGTTGGGAATGAAGATGCCATTAGTTCTAAATCTTGTAGCTCTGCTTTTTCGAGTTCATCCTTTAGAATATATGCGCGTATTTCACCTGGTATATTTTGTCTTCCATAATATGTTGTTATAATAAGATCTACTGGAATCAGTGCATATTCATTTATTGTATTCAAAAGGTTTACTATCCGTTTTGTTTTTTCATCATAGTCTTGCGAAAATACTAAAAAGCTGTAGCTTTTTGAATTGTCACTGTTTTTACAAAATATTCTTTGTACTCCTTTATCAAATGCTAATTGTTCATAAATAGCCAGCTCAGCAAATTTCTTGGCTTTACAGATGACATTTTCCTTGTCCGTCTTTGTAAGCTCTATTAACTTTCCATTGTTTTTTATTTTGCCATCTGAATAATCTTCTGAAAACTCTATCTCGACATATTTTTTGCCATAAGAACCTACTACTGTGTGATCGTCAAGCATGAGATCTCCATCAAAATCAACTTCTGTTTCGCAGTCTAATTTGTCTTTGATGTCTTCTTCTATTTGTGGTAGTACTTGATCTGCTACAACTGCTAGTTGAGATAATATAGACTCATTATCTTCACACAGTGTTTTTACAGAGTCTATTGTAATTGTACCATCTTCATTCTTGTATGCAGAAATGACAAATATGATTTTATCACATTTGTAATTGAAAATTACACCATATTTATCATCTTCTCTTGGTGATTGACTGATATATTCATAGTTCATTTTATTCTAATCTTTTAACTGATTCAACGACATAATCTCCTTCTGGTGCTTTATAAATTGTGTTAGGATAAATCACAGTTTCATCTTTGAATATACTTTTTACTGTATATATCAAAAGTGTTTTCTTTACTAAATTATTTTCTTTGCTACACAGATGCGCTTCTGCTTTAACATAATGGTTTTCAAAAAATGCTCTATCTATTTCAAGCAGATCTTCAATTTCTTTGCTTTCTCTATACTCATTTGCGGTTATTACTAAACCTTTATTATTTACAAGAATATCAATTGCTGGACATAATTTATCAAATTTTTCTGATACATGTATTTCTAAAATCCAGTCTATTACAAAGTTTATAATAAACTGTTTGTTTTCTTCGATAAGTTTCTTTGTTCTTTTTAATGACAGCTCTGATTCTAGAATATCACCTATTCTTGTTTCTTTTCTGTTATTGCCAAGAATTACTGAAACTCGGAAAACTTTATGAGTATTATCAAGTACTCTCCATGATGTAACAATCTCTTTATCACCTAATGTAAAGTCGTCTATGCATACTTTGTAAGGTTCTACTGGCTTACTTTTATTCTTTGATATGATTGACATCTCTTTTTAATATTACGTTAGTAGGATGCTGAGTCCCAAACATTTTCAGTTTGCAAATACCTTCATTATCAAATGCTTCTCTTAAAACCCAGACTTTGATAGTTCCTTTGATTTCTTCTTCGCCGTAATAGGTCGTTATAGTAGCCTTTGCTTGAACCAAAAAATCTTTTTCGCATCTATTTATTTGATTCAGCAACTTTTGCGATAAATGATCATAGCTTGTAATAATAAAACATTTGCAATTTTTTAATTCGTTATTATCATAAATACAATCAAGACAATACGAGTCTACACTGTACTCTAGATCTTTGTATAGTGTATCTAGCAAATGTTTTTTACTTTCTTTAATAATATCTTCTTCGTATTGTTTAGCAACGAGGAAGCTCTCTTCTGTTGTCCTATCTTTTTTCTCTATTGTATGCTCGGTATAATCTCCTGAGAATTTCACTGCTATAACTCCTGCGTTTTTTCCTACAGTGAAATTACACATTACAGTATAACGATCCCTTGAAGCTGTAAAATAACTTAATGTTATTGGCTCTTTTGGCGTATCTGTTTTATCTGCCATCCTGTTCTCTATATCTTTCAATACAAGGGGCATAATTTCCTCTTCTACGGCTATCATTTGAGATAACATAGACTCTCCAGTGAAGTTTTTAGCTTCTATTCTTTGTGAGTCTGTCATTATTTTCTCGTCTTCTTTGTAGACGGATATAATGATTTCTGCTTTTGGACAATCATAATGAAAGATAAAATCTTCTTTATCATCTGGCCTTGGTTCTGTTTTTATAAATTCGTAATCCATTGTATTCTAGTTTGTTTGTATTACTGTATACACATCTGTTCCAATAACAAATTTTCTTGCTTGATCTAGGAGATATAGCTTAGATCTTGAAACTACTCCTTGTATTAAATCGTGTTCTTCCTCTTTTTGAAGTTTTACTTTTGCATAATGGCGATTTCCCTTTAATAACAAATTTTCTACTCTCTTAGGTACATCATGAGTTAATATCAAGATATACAAATTTGAATATGCTTCCAAACACTTACCAAAAGGTTGTACTAAACTCCAAGTGTTTATTCGCAAAGTTTCCCGTATTTCTTTATGAAATGCTTTTTCGTTGCTTTTAATAAAACAAGTTACTTTGTCAACATTTTCTGCTTCTATTGTATAATCTTTTGAAAAGACTCCTTTTTCAATAGTCACTCTTACACGAGCTTCTGGTATTCGACATGTAACCTGTATACGTTCTAATACACCTTCTACATTTATACTTTCTACTTGGCAAGAAAATTTCTTATTATCCATTTGCATGATTTCAACACATTTATTCGTTTAGGCAATCAATTTTTTTCTTATAGGAATTTCACTTTGCTTATTTCACCCAACCCACAATTGGTTAGTATACGAGAGCCTTCTAGAATATTACAATCTTTGTCTTTTGGCAACACTACTGTAGAATATATAGGACAAGATCCATAATGCTCTATTGCAAACCATTTGATATCTGCAACATACCATTTATCATTGTACCAATCTATTAAAAGTTGTTTTAAGTGTGTTTGAAGCATTGGATTTAATACATACATTTTTTCTTTATTACCATTATCTTTATAGAAGAGCATGGTTGTTGAGGTGTCTCCAAGACACCTATTCAATGCATCTTGAAAAAACATCTTTGCAGTCTTTTCAATAAAATCTTTTTCCATTGCAAACACCTTAAGAACTTCTGCGTGTTTGTAAATTGATGCGCATTGAATACTGAGATCGATTTTGTTGTTATCAAACAATGCAATCACATAAAAATCAATATCAGTATTTTCCCCGCTATTTTCGCAGCAAAGAATCACTTCTTTATAAACTAAATCTGTTCCTACAAGTCTAATATTCATGCTGTTTATTATATAACAAGTTTTACAGGAAAATCACGTTTCTTCGGAGATATAACATCTTTAACAATATGACCCATTAAACAGTCCATAATTACACGCTCACCTTTTCTAAAAAAATCTTTCTCTGTCAAGGCTTGTTGCTTTTCTGTATTATCTGAAATACATTCTACTTTAATTATATCTATATATTCACTGTAGTAACGAGTTACAAATTTCCATAGATAAAGATCTCTAAAATCTGCTTTTCTTACAGCGAGAAATTCTTGGTTTCTTTCAAAAAACAATCTAGATCGTAGATTTTCCCATGTTTTACTCTTAAACAAATCTGACAACTCTCTTTTTTCTGAAAGTGATATATTATCTTTTGTGAACTTTCTACCAGTATCGTGTACATGCCTTCTCAACTCTAGGTAAGATTCTTTTTTATGGTAATTTCTCAAAGCCAATTCAGCTGATATATTACCACCATCATCAGATGGAATACGGAGCTTCACTATTGCAAATCCACAAGTATCTATTACTTGCATTTGTTCAACAAAAATACTCATCAGACTATTTGTTGTAATACACAGGCATAGTACGCTTTTCTATATTACTTTTATCAACAACTCTGTAAAGAACTTTATTGATTAAAAACTCTTGTCCAATATCTATATGTGCTGCATAAATCATACAAACATCTATTTCGTAATGTGTATATTTCATATTTTGCAGCCTCATAAAGTTAAGCCAACCTGTATAATAGTTTTGACAATAATGCCAAAATCGTTTTGGACACCAACCTTTTTCGACTATAGCATATTGCTTTACTTCTTTTCGTGTTAGATCTACAACTTCTCTACAGTGACTTAGATCATATAACCTGCCTATCACGTTGTCTTCTGTGCTCCTTATGAAGATATTAGACAGATCTTGTTGATGTCGTATCAGATTATCTTTAACTTCATCTGGTGATATGTTCTCGTAAAGTCTTCTAGTATATGTATCTACTATTTTAAGCGCTAATTTAGGCTCGCCAATATGATAATCCTCCAGTGTCAAAGTTCCTCGGACTATTACCCCAGTTTCATTTGGACTGTAATCAAATAGTATTGAATTAAAGTTACAAATCTCTTTAACATCAATAAAGAAATACTCTATCCTTTGATCCATTATTGTATCACTTTTATATTTAGCGCTTCTAGCTATTCGTTATTATTTGTCGATTTGGACTCTCTTGTATTAAACCTGTACTCCACTGTATCACACTCTTTGAATTCTCTCCCCCACAAATTGAGTTTGATAAAAAAAAACGCTTGATAACCATTAAGATTATCAAGCGTAAACACAAGAGGATCGTCGTAGAGAGCCAGAGAATCGAACTCTGCTAAAACTAGTAAACTAGTTTCGTAATGTAGCCATCTATATGGCATAGCCAATTGCTCTCTAAATTGTCAGTGTTTTCCACCTATACGTGTTCACTCCTTGCAGTAACTGACTCCAGATTACCAATGTAAGTTGAGCATTGACTCTTCCCCTTGGCTTTAACCTGACTGGGTGTTCAACAAAGGATCTATAAACTTTGTTAACACCATGGCGATTACTCGTTCTAATCTTGAGCTCTACCAAAAATTCTTTGTACACTTTTTCTCTCTTGCTTTGTGCCCAAATATCCTACTTATTTGTGATCTGAGAGTTTTCTTGGCTCGTGGTAGTGTACTAGTGCTGGGCGTCAACTTTGTACTAATCAGCTTGCAATACCGATATAGTTAAATTGTTCCATGAAGCACACCAAGTGTTCAAATGATCAACTATAATCCTTAACACCATCACATTTAATAGTTACATGTGAACCAGCGCGGGTTGGTAGGATACGAACCTACATCTTGTACTCTCACAAGTACATATTCTACTTAAACTACAACCCTAATTACAACAAACCCGCTACAAAACTACAACTTTTCTTAGAACAGTAACGTTTGTACAGCTTCTTGCACTTCCATTACAGGTGAAAATGCTTGCTGTAACACCTGCTGCAACTCCGACAAAATCGTAGGCGAAGCCATATAATCATCTTTAGCTTCTGTACGCTTATCTACATCTTCTTTCTTCGTTTTACTGAAGAATGTTGCCTGGTACTGAGGTTTGTTATTCTTGTCCAAAATCAACTTACCTCTTTTGGCTTCCTCTTCATAATCTGCTGGATAACGCAAAACTTGCTTGTCTGCATAAGTATCCATAAGAGTTTGTTTACCTACTTTACCAGCTCTTTCATAAGCCATTTGTAATGCCTGTTCTTGCATATCTGTAAGAATAGGACGATTACTGAGTTCTCGGTAAAGTGTCGCTTCAGGACAAGACTTCAAATGCTCCTGTACTTCCTCAACAGTTACATTATCTGGTACATTGATAAATGCTACCCGTGTACGAGTATCTTCAAATTCTTTCGTAGGCAATGTGAATGCATCTTCTGCAAACAACATATCCGACTTATTGTTTCCGATATGTACACTCGGATAAGTAGCTTTCTGATGTATTGTCTGACGCAAAATCGCTGTTTTTGTACCCGCTTTTTGGTATTGACTTGTTACTACTTCTGATACAACTACAGGCATAAACTCTTTAACTACTTGCTTCTCTAATACTGCCATCTTCTCTAAACCCTTTCTACTGTTTTACTGATTTGTTTAACGACTTCTCTTTTTATCTAATCTCTTCAACAAAAATGCATCTGCTTTCTCATCCCAAGTGGTAAATCCGTGTCTCTTTAGAAGCCTTGCTTGAACTAAAAGCTGATTTGCAGTCTTAATCTGCTCATGTGCCTCTAACTTCTTGGCTTCATAAAGTTGATCTACAAACTCAACTTTACTAACTGAGTCTCCCTCTAAATCCAAATTCGCTATCTCAACATTCTCTAAATCAAGAACCATTGAACGCAAAGTATGAATTCTACCATTGAGAAAACTAATGTACTGGTCTAAATTTACTCTTTCCATTTCTCTTGTGTTTTAACTGTGAAACTTCTCTACTTGAACTTCTCTCTACTCTTTGTCATCAATGCTGGGTCAAAAGTAATTGTGTACAACTCCCCACTACTGTCTTTGAAAAGTAGATCATCTAAACTCATTCCTACTAGTTTACCACATCTACTCCAACTACCCATATAAAGTATCCAATAATCTTGTTTACTGTCAACTTGATAGGGACATTCTTTATCACCTATGAAAATCGTAGGTGGCGTTTTTGGGTACTTTTCTCGGCATAAGAGGTATAAACTGTAGTGATCTGTGCTCTCCAGATTGTAGTCATACCACGAATGGTCTACATAATATGTAGGTGCGTTCTTCGTGGTAATAGGCTCTTGGGCTAACACTGCACTCTTACACAGAGCAACCACAGCAAGGAAAACCCCAATAGCAACCTTGATGAGGAAATTCTTCCAAAACTTTTTTGTGTTCATGTATTTAACTGTTTATCCTCTTTAACATTACAAGCATATAAATAGAACTTGCCCTAGTTGGAAGATGTTAAACCAACTAAGACAAGTTCATTTGTTCACAGGAGAATGTGAACTTAAGCTCGTATTTCAGCAGCCACCAATAATTCTCTCCCCCACATAAGTATGAGTTAGATGCTTAGCTAGGCATGTGCTGGTGCTGCTGTTGGCATGCTTAGCTAGTTTTAAGTAAGGGTGTTTGCTGGGGTGGTTAGAGAAAACAAATACCAGTAGACGTATTGCCTACTGGTATTGCTTTGTTAACACTCTACGGTAAATGAAACAGGGTTTTCATCTGTATAGAGACTCCCAAAGGTGCTGCGAATATGTAACCCTTGATCATCAATATTGACAATTTCATGGATCATAATATTGTCACCTTTTATAATTGCAACCTTTGTACCTTTTTCTATTTTGTCTTTGCCTACACTTTTTGACAGATGATGAAAAAAGTACTTAGAAATATTTGCGAAAACACCATGCATGTTTTCTTCTTCAGGAATGCCCTCAACAGCTTCTATTGAACGTAGATTAAAAATTTCAGCTTTAGCCATGTTTGTACTTGTTATTAAAAGTTAATGATCTCAATTCTTTCACTACCATCCTTGTGCAATTTCACAAGGGCTACACCATCCTCGTGAGAAAGAAGATCTATTCTCACGGAAAACACAAGTTCTTTGTAAGGTATATCAAGCTTACTGCCTTGTTTGATCTTGTGTTTAGTTGCATACTCCCTCAGTTGTTTAGCGAGAAAAGAAAGTCCTGTAGTTATTACAGGACTTTCCTCGCTTACTTGGTATAGTGTACCGTCATAAGCTTTCACAAACATAGCTCTATTGTTTTTCTTCGTTAAAAGGGCAGTGAGATATAACTAATGCTTGTATTCTAGGCGCAAACTTTATACCGTATTTCTTTGCTACTATAGAATAGTAATACGGCAAAACTTGCTCAAACAAAAGATCCTGTATAGAGCTTGAGTTGCAGCCTATCTCCTCATAGATAGTGTGCAATGGTGGTATCTCGTTAGGTATACTTGTCATGATCTGTATTTCTATCTCAGGGCTTGTATACTCATCAGTGTTTTGCATTACAGCAAAGTTGGGCAAAAACCTATGCCCTTTGAACAAATCAATTACAACGGGTTTCATATTCTCTTGTGTTTATTGTGTTTCGTGAGACAAAAAATACCTAGCTACTTTCTTGTAACTAGGTAAAACCCTGTTTATGCAAACAGGGAAAACATTGCGCCATAAGCCAATAGTATACCAAAAAGTGTAAACGCTACACTTGGTATTGCGCTTTTGGCTCTAAAGGTTTCGGAGTACTTATAATCACGTATAACGTCAATAAGCATTAGCAAACCTATTGCTAAGAATAGGCTTGCTAATGCTGCTATAAACAGTGCGATAATTAAACTATTGCTCATCATCGTTGTCACTGTTTACGGTTTCACGTGGAACGAGTACAGTACGTAACCAAGTCTTTGGCTTACCAGTTGTTGGGTCAATTTGCGGATTGCCTTGTTCATCAAGGAATTCGCAAAGACTTTGCTCCTCAACAAAATTGGTAGCCAAAATCTCAACTTCTTCTGGAGTAAGCTTGTAGCCTTCTTCCCAAGTTGGCTGGGTTTCAAAGTGCATAAAATAGGTGCGGCTATGGCATATACTGCCGCCTAATTCTACACCAGCTACAAGCTTAACAGTCCAAAGATCTGCTTTGTTCTGCTTAGCAGACTTAACAATGTAACTCTTCATGATCAAATTCTCCTGTGTTTAGTTAGTGTGCTAGCACACTGTGTGCTAGCTAGAATTAAGTTAGGGTTGTTCTGGGGTGCTTTGTCGTAATTGCAGCTGGAACTTTATTGGAACTATGAAAAGGGAGGGGGCTTTGCCCCCATGAGACTTAGAGCCCGTGAAAGACTCTGACCTGATTTAGAAAGATCTTGTGAGTCGCAAAAAATTTTAGACAAAAATTTTACTACTGACACCACCTCAACTTAAAATTGATTTTAAGCCACCATTTAATCGGTTTCTTTCTCTGTACAACAAAGAATACTACCTACTACTATATTCTCAATTTTTGATACCTCTAGCAACATTTACAGGTATTTTGGCTTAAAGTGTTATAAGTTATTTCAAGCAAATGATTGCCAACAGAGATATTTTCTTTCGCTCTCTTAAAATTGATTTTAAGGTGTCATTTGTCGCATTTTGTAATGAAGTCAACAAAGAATACTTGTGTGGATATTTATCGTGGAATTTCCTAGGTCTAATTCTTCTTTAACAGCATCCAGTGGGATGTTGTTGTAAGAAAGATACTCCCATGAAAGTTACACTGAATAGATTTATCCATGATTACAATACACGATATTCTGTTGACAAATATTTTTGAGTATTGAAAATCACAATGCCTTTATTTCGCATTTTGAGGGGTCAAATTCACGTTTTCTATCCTGAGGTGTTATAGCTTTACCTTTTTGCAAAAATTCCGCGGAAATGAGCCATTTCTGTCTTTAGGTTTCTCTCTTTCCCCACACCCCTATCTCTTTTCTACGTGTTAATATACTTTAGTTTTACTATAATATAT